ACTTATATAAAAAACTAAAAATTGTTTTACCTAAAATATTTGGTTGATTTAAAATAACAATCATATCATCTTCTTTTAATTCTACTCCATCTATTTTCATTTTATATATTTAAAAAATTTACTTCTAGGTTTACTATTAATAACATTACTATTTATTATTTTTTTCTTTGTTATTTGCCAATATCTTGGACTTTTTTTACCCAAATAGATATAATTACATTTCCAGCCAGTAAGAGGTAACATCCAATATTGGATACTATACCATTCGGTAACTCTTACTTCACCAATACCTTGTGAAGCAATTCCATAAGGCATTATATCATAACTAATAGGATTATAACTAAAAACCTGTCTATCGGTATTTTTTGTAAGTCTTATAAACAACCATTGAAAAAATAGTTTATTTGCTAATCCTAATTTACTCATTTTTTATTTTATTTTTTACATATTTAAATTTTTCTTCTTCAGTTAAATCTCTAAAATATTGTACAGCAATTGCTTTACATTTAAATACAAGTAATGCTGCTTTTAGTCTTTCCATAAAAGTACAGTATTCTTTTTCATAGTTTAATGGTTTGGCGATTTGATAACCCTGCAATTTTTTGCCATCAATAATCACTGTTGCTTGTTCTTGTGTACTATCAGATTTTAATAATTCATCAATTAATATTTTCATAATTATTCCCAATTTAATTCTTGCATTAATTTTTGTGTTCCTTCATCAATACTATCCAAATATCTTTTGGTTATCCAACGTGGTAATTGTAATTTCTCACCATCCAGATAAACTGATTTTAGAAATATTATTGGTAAATATTCATAACCAAAATACAAGAAGTTATTAAGTTTTTCATACAATATTTCTGTGTATGGATTTTTTTCATCTAATTTAATTATTTTCATACCGGACAGATTTTTTTTGGGGTTTTATCTTTCCAAATCATATGTAATTTCATATAGCATTCTGTACAAATGTACAAATCTTTTGAATAATCCAATATATCTGATTCAATACATACTGAATTAAGTATATGTTTTTCACAAATAGGACAATCTCTTGATACAGTAACTCCCGCAAAGATATCTTTATCGTGATAAGTACTGGCAATTTTTTCAAGTTTAAGTAATGTTTTGGGTCTTTTTTCAACAACATATAATATATCAAGTGCTTCTAATAAATCCTTATCGTCTTTATAATCTTTTCTTAGTGTTTGTTGTAAAAAATAGATTGATTTTCTAAGATTTGTCATGAATATTTTTATTAATTTTACTACCTTTTCGATATTGAGATAATTTATTTTTTGTAATATCTTTTATTTTTTTATTTGATGATTTCTTTTTATTTTTATTATAAAATTAAATTAATTTGAATATTGCCAGTGCTTCACCACTACTATTATATCTATATTTTTCATCAAGATATTCACAAAGTTCATCCAGATTATATTGATTCCAATCTACAAAATCACCTACAAGAATTTCTTTAATTTCTTGTGGTTTATTTTTTTGTTTTTCTTCTTCGATTATAAATTTTTCTAAAGTTCTTTCTGCAAGACTATCAAGAGTTTCATGAACATTACCTTTAACTAATACAGCAGGTATTCCTAAATCTTCATCTTCTGGAATATTAATTATCCATCTATATTCCCAAGTTTCACTTGCTTTACCTGAAAATGCTTCAAAACCACCTTCAAGTCTAATGAAAATAAATGGATGTATATCAGAATACCAACCTCTATTGGTAAAATGATGTTCTAAATTTACTAACATAATATAAATAATTAGCAACAAATATAGTTGATATTAATTAGAAATACAAGGAAAATATTTAAATAAATAAACCTTCGTGTAAGGTTTGATTACTTACTGCAACTGGTTGTGGTTTGAATAATGCTGCAAGTTTTTTACTAGCTTTCATATCAATAACAATATCAAGATTATGTAAATTCTGAGTATATGGTAGAATTCCTATTTTTTTATTTGGATGCATATATAATTCTTTTCTTTTGAAATTTCTCAGCCATTCTCTTTGTTCACCATCACAATCAATAAATGTGTTATTTTTAGTTTTAACTCCAAAATGGTCAATTTGTTTAAGGTCATAATCATATATTACATAAATAGGAAGTCCAAAGGCGATATTAAGTGCATATGCAAGTATTGCGCATCCACCTGCGCACCAAGTACTTCCACCTGCTTCAGTATTATCTAATATTGCATATGCAGCATCATTATCAAGTATTGCTTTAATTGACCTTTTACTAAAATTCTCCATTATTCAAGTTCTTTTTGTAATATTTGTGCAGCATCATGTAATTTACGAACCAAAGAATTTTCATATAATTTTTCAACAACTGCATTACCACACATATCATCAATCATTGAATCATTATACATTTCGAGTACTTTACTTTCTTCATCCATATAAAGAATACGGCTATAATCAAACATTTTTTCAACAACAGTCCAATCCCACATTTCTTCTATTACTGAATGACCGTGCATTTCATCTACTTTGCTCATGTGTTTAAGTCTGTTTGCTTGAGACATATCGTGCATTTCAAGTATATTTGCATCACCTTTTAATGTTACAATATGTGAATTATCATACATAATACCAATTTTTGCTCTACCCCACATTTTTATAATTTTGCTATAATTATGCATTTCTCTTATTTTAGCAAATCCAAGTAATTCTTCAACTTTTGTACTATCATGCATTTCATCAATACTACTATCATCAGTCATATATAGTACTTCAGAATTATTATCTAATGATTTGATTTTTGAATTATCATACATAGCAAATACAATTGAATGTTTAATTTCATCAATTACTGATGTACCAACAAGAATTGCACCTTCATGAAGTAATAACTGTCTGTGATTTTTAACAATCATATTACCAATAATTGTTTTAAGTTTTTCATTTATATTTATTGCAAGTTCGCCAACAAACCATTCAGGAATATAACTTTCACTAATAATTATATTGTAATTATCAATGTCATCAAGTCTATGACCGTCTTTAGGACTAAACATTGCTCTGAAGAATGTTTTATTCATTTCATCTTCAGAAGTAATATATTTGCTAATCAAATCTTTATGCGATGTTGCAAATATATTATGAATAATGTCACCATTATTCTTTATTAGTACGGGATAAAAATTGTTATTCATAATCATATTTTTTTATAAATACTTAAAATTTTGTAACATTTTCTAATGAAATTCGTATAATCATTCAAATAATAAAATTAAAAATATGCCAAACGGAAGAACACATGACATTATTACTGCAGTAACTGCACCAGTTGTTGCGGGTGTAACGTATTATCTAACAAAAGATATAAAAATAACTGCAATTATATTTGGATTGTTTTTATTTTCTTCTTTAATGTTCAATGGTGATTTAGATATTGATAGTAGACCATACAATCGTTGGTGGGTACTGAAAATGATATGGATACCATATCAATTAATGTTTGAACATCGTAGTATTTTTACACATGGATTAATTATTGGTACTATTATAAGAATTCTTTATATTAGTGCAATACCATTCACTATATGTGCTTTTAAAGGACAAACACAAGTATTGACAAATATAACGACATTACATACAATAATTATAATTTTTATTGGATTGGAATTAGGTTCTGCAGTACATACTATATCAGATAAACTTTTTAGTTAATTACGAACCTAATAATAATAAAGAAATAAAAATACCAATACAAGTTCCAATTGCACTTCCAATAGTAAAACCAAACCATTGTAACTTACTATCTTTAGATTTTGCTATTCTTCTAACAACAAAATAAGATAAACCTGCAACAATTATGTCTGATAAAATTGACCATAAATAATTTGCTTGTGCAATTGCTCGATAGTTTATGGTAATAATAGCAAATGATAACATTTGAGAAAAAAATAGAATAAAACTATCCTTAATATCTTTACGTTTTACTTCAGTCATAAGCATTTATATTTATGTATCTGAATTACAGTAAATATAAATACTCTGATATTCAGATTATTCCAAAAGACTTGTAAATCTTAAATTTTTATACTAATTTCGTACTATCAATTCTTGATTATATGTATGATTTGGAAGAAGAGAATGATGATATTAGTGTTAGAAGAATATTAGATATTGATTCAGCAATTAAATGTAATGTCAGTAAAGATGAAATTCAGTTATATGAACAATTGTCATTGGCAATGGAATTAATGGAAGATGAAAAATTTAAAATAACTGATAGTATATTAAAACAAAATAGAATATATTTTAGTGTTGCAACACCTTATCCAAATGGACTTCCAGAAAATATTGCTATATTGTTTTTTAATATAAATAATGATTATAATGTTCAAATAAATGAATGCAAATGTGTTAATGATTTAGATAACAGACATTTTGCAATTAATTTAATAAAATCTTGATTTTTTGTAACAATTTAAATTATTATTCGTATAATTGCATATAATTTGGTGTTGTTGCAGATGTTGGTTCTGCATTCTGTCTGTGAAGTGCAAACGAAGTACAGCATTACTTACGTGGGTTCAATTCCTACCAACACCACAACTGTTTAGGTTCTGCTTCGGCAGATGAGTGGTTCAAATATAATACGCATAACATAACCCGAAGGTGTCTGGGTCTGGGTAAAAATTATAAAAGCATAACTTCCCGATATGCCCGACACCTTCCTAAACTTTTTAAATATTATAATTATGCCTTGGTACGGAAAATATGATGATGATGAAACTGAAGAACAAAAAATTGTTCGTAAAGTTAAAAAAGCAATGAAAAAAGAAGATTATGATGGTGGTAATTTAAAAGCCATTAAAGCATCAGAAGAAGACGATTAAATAAAAATTAATACTATGTTCTATTGTAATGATTGCGCAAAAAAGAATGATTATCCAGAAACAATGTGTAAATCTGTAGGTAATTGTGAATTATGTGGAAAATATGTTGTTTGTAATGATAGACCAAGTTCATTATTATCCAAACCCATAGATTCAAATGGTAAAGAAATAAATTCAATTGAAGAACAAAAGAATCAAGAAATTGAAACACTTGCATTTGAAATTTTTCAGGAAAAGTTGGGATTAAGATTTAAAAAGAATCTCATCACGGAAGAAAAAAATAGAATTACAAATCTTTCAGATTATCAACAATACAGAGATGAAGCATTAAAAATTTATAATCAAAGACAAGCAAAAAAAGAGAAGGCGGTTTTCAATAAAAAATATCCTGTCATTAAAGTAGAAGCATCAGGTAGACCTGAATGGTATAAAGGTGCGAGAACATTATGTTTTGTTTATTCAAAAAATCATGGTAATTTTGTTCTTGAAGGTTATCGTGGTGAAGTTGATGAATATCTGAAAAAACATTATACTCATTATTTTTATTATGCATCAATGTGGTATCATGGTCGTTCAAGAGGAATGTGGGATTTTTGGAAAGAAAATGTTAGTATTTTTTCACCATCTAAAAGTCATAAAGATTGGAAATATAAAGTAAGACCATATTCTGGCGGTAATGATAATCTTACCGAACAAGAAATCAATGAAAAAACTTTTAGATTTAAAAGACTTCCTAAATGTTGGATACCTGAATTTGATAAATTATAAAACAAAAATTAGAAGTAATTAGAATAAATTAGATTCTGATTTAATATTCATCCCCTTCGTGCATTGGAAGCTCTTTAAAATGATATGGTTGTTTTTTATTTGCTATATCAAATATTTCTTCATAATATAATGGAAAAGTATTATATGCTGATGATTGTGCAAAAGTAGTTGAATTTAATGCTCTTTGTACTGCTACAAATTGTTCTGGATATTTTATACTATAATCAAATTTTGATTGATATGGAATAATACCCTTTTCTGTTAATAAGTCTAACATATTATCATGTAATGCACTACGTGATGTTGCTAAATACAAATCACCATTATTTAATAAAACACCACGAGCATCATTTTCAAAATCATTAAGATTTTTTGGATTTTTGTATATGGAAATTGGTTTTTTTAATGGCGTATTTACTAATTTAGTAACATATCCAATAAGTTCTGCATCAATTTTTGATTCTTGTGGTTTTTTTGTAGAAATGCCTAAGTTTTTTTCATAATATTTATCTGCCATGCTAGAATTATCACCTATTTGCCAATCAGAATAAAAATTACTAATTTCTTCCTTAATTATTTGGAGTACAGATTTCATTAGAAATATTTCTAATAAATACCAAATAATACGAAAAAAATTTTTTAATCGGTATATCCTATGATTTCAATAGTTTTAGGGTCGCAAAGTATTTTAACTTCTTTACCATCAATTTCGACATGAACAACTATTTTCTTATTTACCAAACCTTCACGATGATATGTTCTACCCCTTTTGCCTGTTTTGGTTTTTACTAAATATCCTGAATCTCTACTCATATTAAATTACTTTGTTTTTTACAAGCAACAATAACAATTTTTAATGCACTGCTACCATCATTTAAATTTAAATCTTTTTCTTCGTCATAATATATAATTTCCCAACCATCGGTAATTAATGTATCAAAAAATTTTTGTAATAAATTATCGTCTGTAAATGTTTCGCTGAATCTTTTATATCTTATAATAGATTTGTCCAAAATTAATAAATATTAAGCAAATATAACATAAACATGATTAAAAAGCAATAATTTTAGTATTTATATTAAAATTAATTTAATCTTAAATCATACTACAATGAGCAAAGAAAGAGACATTCAGATTTTAGAATATAAAATCGCAGACCTTCAAAAAAAAATTGAGCAATTTCAGGAACATAAAATTTCTGATAAAAAAATTGATAATCTTAAGATTTTAAAACTTAAATATGAAACGGAATTAGAAGAATTAGAAACGGAATAAAAAATTTAAATCGGTAGTCTAACTACCGATTTTTTTATTTAAATAATTATGAACAAATCCGTGGTCTCTATCAAATTCACTGACACTAATAACATCTTCACAATATTTTTGATAATCGGAATTGTAATAATTTATAAATTTATCAATATTTTTTAATATATCTTTATCATTATTAATATCATCAAATTGATTTTTTAGTATGACAATTATCCAAGATTTCCAATTTTTATGTAAGTCTTTATATTTTTCTTGAAGATAATTATAAGCTATTTCAATAATATATGCTAAATATGGTTGTGTTTCTGGTTTGATTAATTCTAATACTGATGCATATTTTTGTATAAGAGCATTAATTTCATCTATGTTTTTATTTGTTAAATCTATCATAAGCATTCTTTGTAATCTGACAAATCTCAACTTTGCCAATAAATTCTTCTAATGTTTTTGCATTTGAATAACTCATAGCATTTCTTAGATAATGTTCAAAGTTTTCAATCCATCCTTGCAAAAAGTATTCCACTTTTCTAAATCTGACAACACCTTCAGATGTTTTGAATTTAGTTTTACCCATTGCTTTTTGTGCTTCTTTTGTACTCATACCTCTAAAATATTTTTTTATTGGATAACCTTTGGTAAAGAGATATCTAGCAACATTATTATTCAATTTTATACCGTATAAATAATTATCAGCACAACTTTCAAATGCTTTATTAAAGATAGAACCAAGCATAACATAATCTGCACCTAATGCAAGTGCTTTAATAATATCTGAATAATTTTTCATACCACCGTCTGCAACAATGGCAGGTGTTTTAAAATTACAGTCATATTTACATATTAATTTTTCTTGACGAACTGCATGAATTAATGATGCCATTGGATGACCAACACCACTTTGTTTTGTAGTTAAACAACCACCGCCATTTCCAATACCAACTCGAATATAATCAACACAATTATTTTCTGCATACCAACGATATGTTTCAGGATTAGCAATATTACCAACCATAATTGTAATATCAGGTCTATGGCATTTAATATCTTTACAATAATTAATAATTTTTTTTATATGACCATTTGCAACATCAATAAGAACATGTGCTTTAAGATGAAAATCTCGATAAGAATTTAATTCATACTTATCAAGGTCTGCAAATCCCATACTTACAAATACATTATCATCAGTTGTTTTATTATTAAGTATTTCACGAACAAGAAATTTTTCGTATTGAATTGTTCTTGGCAGTGTAATATTAATTTTATTTTGTTTAAAAATATTCATATTATCAAGATTCACAACAGTATCCATTGGTGCAGTAAATAATGGTAATTTATATGGTAGTGTAATATCTTTATAACGACTTGTTATATCAGTTACTGATTTAGGTACAATAAGAATGTCGTCAAAATCAAATTGAGGTGTTAAGTCTTTCATAAAGCATTAATAATAAAAGAAGTGTGCGCCTTTAGCAAAAGTAATTAATGAGGTTGTTGAGTTTTAATATTTGATTCTTAAGACTTTATTCGTGGTGAATTTAGGAATTTTTAACATTCTAATCGCTATCATTTACCAATGTATCATAAGTTTCATTATACTAATGTTACTCAACGCAGCACTTCAGTTTCATTTATTCTTCAGGAGAATCCCAAGGAATATCTGTGGTATAATTATAATTATCAATTTCTTCTTGTAGAGCATCAACTCTTTTTTGAAGTTCAGTAATGATACTATTTCGTTTTTCTTCATCAAACTGAACTTTATAATTTTTAATTATTTCACTATAACCAGATACTTGAGTGCCTTCAGCAACTGATACTTCATTCCAAAATGCTATAAGTGCTTTATTTTCAGAAAGCACATAAATTTTAGATTGAATCTCGACATTTGCTGCATTAATGGCAAATTTTAATCCAGTAAGTTCATCGATTTTTTTCAAAAGAGTATTGTAGATTTTTTCTACATTATACTTTTCTGCATTTACTGAACCTTCCAAATATGAATTTTTTTCTTTTATTTGTTGTTTGAGTTTGGTAATTTCACCAATCAAACCTTTTCTTAATTTTAATGCTTTGTAAAGTTTCATTTTATATTTAATTTATAAGGCAATATTAATGATTAATATTTAAATATGCAAGGGTTTTATATTTTTGTTTTAATTCTAAAATCAATTGACCAACCATTGGGCATATATTTGGGTTGCATGGTATCAATAAAATGATTTCTCCAGAGTTTAACAAATTCCATTATTTTTTCTTCAGTATCGAGTTTTTGTACAACATGATAACCGTGGTCATATAAATGTCTATTTTCTTCTTTAAATGCATAAATTTCATCGATATGTCGTTGTTTTAATAAAAGATACAGCTTATACATTTGAATGTACGTAAAGTCTTTAATTACATTATATGGTATATTTGTTTTTTTGGATATAAAATGTAATTTTTCGAGTTTTATTTTATATGGCATTCTTCCATAACATTTAAATATTGAATTTATTGCATGTATTATTATTGCATTTTCTTTACCAATTTCACGTAATTTTGTGGTATATTCTACATTAAATTCATTAATTGTTTTAACGCCAAACGCATGCGCAATATCATCTTTATATAGATTTGCAAGTAATTCATATTCTCCATGTATTTCATTATTAATTAAAACAACATCGTGGTGATTTTTAGATTTGAATTCCTCTGGAAAATATGTTCTATAACAATAAGGTACAATGTGATGTCTTTGTAACCCATCTTCACGTCCAGTAACAACACATCTAGTTTCTCTTATCCCACGACCAAAATCTTCATAATCTTCAAAACCATTACCTTTTGGTATAAAATTTAATTGAATTTTTTTATCTCCAATAATTTTTGCCAAAGTTCTTTCTAAATACCAATAAACTTTTTTTTCGCCACAAGTAAACATATGTTTTCCATTTGGATGATAAACTTTCCAATTTTCAGAATTAAGATTTTTACTTCCTAATTTTAATATATTATTTTTACCTATTTTCTTCGTCATAAACTTTCATAAAATAATTATAAATTTCATCATAACTGCCATATAAAATAAAATCTTCATATCTAAAATTTAATGAATTTTTAAATTTTGATATTGCATTTCCTAATTCTTTACCTTTAAGGTCGGGAAGCCAAGACATAACTAAATCACCATTAAATTTTTGAGAAATAATTTTATTTTTAGCATCAATTTTTTGTAATTCATAGAGTTGTTCAGAAAATTTTGCTTCAGGAAAATATTGATTAATTATTGGTAAATATGTCTCTTTATTGGGATTAAAATTATATTTATTATAAATGCCATTATCTTTCAAGTAATTCAAAAATAAATGATATGAACCACGTTTACGATTTCTTTTTCTGTCAATACTTTTAAGATTTTCCATTTTAAACATTTCAGAATCAAAATATTTACCATTAATGCAAAACTTAAAAATATCTTCAAGAGTTTCAAAACCATTTAAGTATCTATCATAATCATATCCGCCAAAATCAAAAATTTTTTTAGCGTCATTAGTAAGCAAAATATCTCGTGAATTTGAACCATTGAAATTTCTAAATTTATAAATAAGACCTTCCCATCCATAAGATAAACCAAATTTATGAAAGGTTTTACCCATAATATTACCAAGGGGGTCAAAAAATCCGTACGTCTGCGCAATATTCCAATTCTTTTCGTTTATTGGAATAAAATCAATTTGAAAGTCTTGATAATTAAATGAAAATACTCCACCATTACTAATAATTTCGTTTGGTTTGAAAGAATGTTGTATATAATCTCTTAAATTAATGTTATTATTAATACTTATTTTCAATAATAAGTCCAAGTCTCCGTGGTCTGGTTTAGTATAATAGCATTTTAAGATTGTTGTTTCAATTGCAACATCATTTAAAACTTTATCTTGAATAATTTTACCAATTCTTAAAAATTCTTCAGTATTTTTTCTTTCAGTAAATGTGTTTTTTAATGCATGTCCTCCCATTTGATTATTTATTATTTAAATATTATACGACAAATATAACTATTTGTTACAAATAAACAGTAAATTCTTAAAAAAATTTCATGGGAAACAGTATTTATATGAAAGTAAATTATTATGTTTAATTATTACGTATATGTTTATTTAAATCCACTAAAAGCAGGAGAATTTAATGTTGGTAAATTTAATTTTAATTATGAACCATTTTATGTTGGTAAAGGTAAGGATATTAGATGTAGTGTACATTTAAATGTTATTGATAAACGAAATAAATTAAAACAAAGAATAATAGATAAAATTAAGGCGAATAATAAAAATCCTATTGTTGTTAAATTATATGAAAATATGAGTGAATATAGTGCATTCAGGTTAGAAAAATATTATATTCATAAAATAGGTAGACGTGATTTAAAATTAGGTTCATTATCAAATTTAACTGATGGAGGAGAAGGTGGTTCAGGTATAAAATATACTCGTAAAAAAAGAATTAATATGCTTTCTAATAAACAAAGCATTGTTAAATACAATAATAATGGTATTATTTTAGAAATATTTGAAAACACAATTGATTTATCAATTAAATATCCATATTTATCTATTAGTCACATACATAGAGCATGTAAAAGTTTTGGTCGAAGAAAAATTGAAAACTATTTTTGGAAATATCATAATGGGGAGTCTATTGGTGATATTGTTGAGCTTAATGATAAATTTAAACCAATTTTTCAATATGATTTAAATAGTAATTACATAAAAAAATGGAATAACATTAATGAATTACATAAAATTGGTTATTCTAGTGGTGCTATTTTAAAATGTTGTAGAAATAATATGAAACAACAACAATATTATAAATTTAAAAATTTTATGTGGTTTTTCAAAAAAGAAGATGTTACATTACAAATAAAACCATATTGTGAAAATAATGCCAAAGGAAATTACCAAATTGAACATAAAAAAATTGAAATGTATAATATAAATAATGAATTGTTGGGAACGTATAATCCTAAAGAACTAAAAAATATGAAGTTCTTTACAAAAACTATTTATGGCTGTTGTAACAATAAATTTAAAACCTCACAAGGTTTTAAATGGAAATGGGCATAATTTGTTTAAAATATTTTAAAAGATATTACATTTTCATTAATTTCTGGGTCAGAAAGAGTCCAATTATTAAATTCATCTATTTCATCAAGAAATATTTCAAGTAGTTCATGGTCTTTATTATATGCTTCATGTAATAATTCTTCAGAACTTGATGATTCAAAATCAAATTCAAGTTCATCACTATCAGCATTAGGTGCTTCAATTTCTTCAACATCATTATCGAGATTATATTCCCAAATAATACAATTACCATGTGCCGTAAATTCACCTTTTAAGTCTTCAGGTAAAAATCTTTCTTGTAACTTTTCTAATAATTCATTGATATCCATATATATAATATTTTTTAATAAAATAATTTTTACCCATAAATAGAATAATATCAGGCAAAAGTCAAATATATTGAAATTTAAATTTCAATTATAATTGGTGCGTTTATACAATTATAATCTTCATCAAGATTACTGGCATTTATAAATGTAGTATTTTCAATTACTTTTATACCGTATCCACTATGTAAATGACCAAAACAATGAATTTTAGGTTTAATACGTTCAAGTACTTCTTTATAGAGACTTGGTGAACCTTCATGTTGCATGCTATGTGGTGCATAATCCATTATCATAAATGGTGGACTATGTGTTATTAATACATCAGTATCATCAGGAATTGCCATCCAATGTTGTGCAAGTTTTGCTTCTGGGCGATTAAATGCCCAATCATAGAAAGGTTTTTGTACTGGTGTTCCATAAAATTTAATACCATCAATAACAATTTCGCCATCTTGTAAATAAATTACATTCTTTGGTTTATGAGTCAATGCTAATAGTCTATTTCTTTCGAATAACCAGTCATGATTACCAGCAATAAGAATTTTATATACGTATTGGTTGAGACTTGAAAACCATTTAAAAAAATTATGAATTTCATGTTCTTTTCCAACAGAAGTACTATCACCACAATGAATAATACAATCAGCATTAGGCAATACTAATTGATTATGTTTTCCATGTGTATCAGAAATTATACAAAGTTTCATCATCTACAATTGCCAATAATAATTTTCGAATTTTTTAATTCACAAATTAAATTATTTATACTAAGTTCAATATCATTAAACACTTTTGAATTAAAAAGATATTCGATAAGTTCCTCAGAATAATAATTTAATTCAAAACTATAAAAAGTATTACCAACATTATACCAAGTTGAATTGATATATAATTCATATTTATCTTTATTGCGTTCGATTTTTTCTGGCAATTCATTAAATTTATTGATAATAGTTTCACTCACATTGTTTTTTTCAAGAAATTTCCTGAATTCTTCTTTGCTATACTTTTTTGGATATATTCGCCCCATGAAATCAGATTATTTTTTATCTTCTACTGGTTTTACACCAATAGAATAAGTACTATTTTCTTTTTTTTTCTGTTGTAAATTTATTTCCATATTTTTTGTCTTTTCCATTGAATTAACATCTAACATTTTCATTACCAATTCTTTATTTGTTTGTCCATATTCGATAATTATTTCAAGTTGTTTTTTATTGTAAATTTGAAAATCATTAAACATATTAAATCCATCATCATAAATTTTATCAATTCTTAAATTAGCATTATTGAAACCAGTAATCATTTGTTGATTTAAATTATTTATTGCTGCTGTATTATCATCAATACTATTTTGAATTTTATCTAATTTATTAATATGACTTGATTTAACTTGTCCAATAATAAATGCTGCACAAATTAAACCGATACTACATCTAATGACCCATTTTAAAACGAGTTTAGATTTATTTGGTTTTAAATTAATATCTTCGACAATATCTGATATGATATTACTCATTGCTTTAAATTTAATGATTTAAATGTTATTTTGTTATTTATAAATACTCAAAAACAAAAGTTATTTCAATAACATTAAAATTTTTTTATTTCAGCAATGGTATATTTTTAAGGTGTTTAGACGCATATGACCAATATTATATCTCATATTCCAAGGTGCTGTGTATAAGTATGTAAAGACTCCATGATTATTAAGTTCTAAAAAATTTTCATAACAATCATCTATGAATATTTCAACACCTGCTTCTTTTGCTGCATCTACTTTACTTTGTTTAAGGTCAAGACTAATTACTTTTTTTCCGGGAAAATTGTGTTTGTCTAACCATTGTTCTGTAATTTCTTTTGTTACTGGTCTTGAAGTAATGTAACAAGATGGTTCAAATGGTAAATCTTCTGGTTTTATTAATGGTTCTATATTAAGATAGAATTCATCAAGAGTTCCAGCTTTACGCATTGCTTCAAATCTTTGAGTAACATTTCTATCAAAGTACCATGAATTTGGAGTAGCTGTCATTTGAGGAAATTTTTTATGCCATGCACCTGTCCAATCAGCAAGAATTCCATCAACATCTAAACCAATTTTTGGAAGTTTGAGATATCTTTTTGGTCTATCATCACCTTGTGGAAATATATAATAAAATGCATTAATAAAATGTACATTACAAGCTGCATGTGAAATATGTAAACGTCCGCTTTCCGGGTCATAATCTTCACCTTTTTCTATTGCTTGTATATGTCTTTTAAGTGAAGCCAGAACAGATGTCCATGTAAGACCGTTTTCCCAATTTCTATCAAAATATTTATTAGCACCATCAGTAAGTACTTGAACAAAATCTTCAAATGCATGAGGTTCAACTAAATCAAATCTTAATTTTCCTTTGTTAAATCTAAGACCACCACCTTTACCAGTGGTTGCAGTAATATCTTTTTCTTTTTTTTCTTGTTTTTCCATAATTATTTCTTCTACTATGTTTGTATTTTCTTTTCCCATAATATAAATTATTTTATTGTAATTATTTTTATTATTCAAATATTTTTACACCAAACATACCTTCAAGTTCTTTATATGGTGCTTCATATTTTTTTTGTTCTGTTTTAATCTCATCACTAATTGAATAAACTTCTAATTCTGTGATTTTCATTTGAAAATCCTCAACGGTTTTCATTTTTTCTTCCTTATTTTTTGGTTTAATTTTTGTAACATAAGTGAATATTGCACGTAAGTATCCCGGTGGTAAATCTGGATGTGATGCAATTCTTAATGAACCGTATGGTTTTTTTGTATCATTATTACGTAATATCCAACGAGCATCAATACGTAATTCTGTAGCAAATCCTTTTAACCTATCCCAATATGTATTATTAAGGTCAATAACTTCGATATTATCCATATTATATTTGTACTTCAGGATTAATTTGCCTTTCAGGGCATCCATGAATTTCCATTGCACGTACTGCAAGTGCAGCAACTTTACGTAATTCATCGAGTGCACTTTCTTTATTTAAATGATAATTCTCATTTTTTGCTTTACTTAAATGATATTCAATATAATTAAGCCATTCAGCAACTGGTTTATCTTCATCTGGAATTTGGTCTTCTCTTAAGTCTGTATTCCAACGCATGTCTTGATATTTTCTTTCACTATCAATACATTTATAAACATCATGTCTTTCCATTTTTAACCCATTGGATATATCAAATCCATTATTTAATGTATTTTCTAATAATTGAATAAATTTTTCGCCATTATATTCGTTAGATTCCATATATTCAATAATTTCTGGAACACTGGTAAAATATTCTAATGATTTTATTTTATTGTCATTAATTTTTTTAAGTTTATATCCGTTTTTTATAATATTTTTAATACCAATAAGTATATGTTCTTTACTACTGGTTAAAACACCACTACTTTCACGGCATTTTTTATCTTTTAATGACCATAAAACACCACTAAGACTTGCCCAAAAATGACTATTAGGGACTGTATGACAATAATTTACATTCATATTTTTATTTATTAACGATTTCCTTTGCGAGATTGTTGCTGTATTTTATTTTTTCGTCTACGTTCTTTTTTGTAAGAAATAGGAAATTGATTTGTGGTAATATTACCTTTATGTTTAATTGGATGAAATCTTACACGTACTTCTTTTAATTGATTGATATAAAGTTCACGTTTTTCTTCTTCGGTAAGTTCTTTTTTTTCTTCTTCTGGAAGAGGATTTTCAAATACTGGTTCTTCACCACTTTCAATTTCTTGTGCTAATGAAGTTGGTGTTATTTCTTTTGATAATTCAGTACTTTCTGGAATAATTTCATTTGTAGATTTATTATTTTCTGGCATATTTTCATAATTAACATAAAGTTATTTTTGTGTAAATCTACATAATAATTCGATTAGATGCAAGAAAAAAAGGAGACTAGCTCCTTTTTTATTTTTATTCCAATACTGGAACTTCTTCCAAGTACATATACGGTTCTAAAATTCTATCAATTGCTTTTTGATATTTCTGAAGTGGATGATTATCTTCAGGATAATGATTTTCAATCTGAGAAAAACTTTTACCTCTGGCAATACCATAAGCAGCATATAAGATTCGTAAATCTTCTCTATTAGTATAATGTTTATACCATGCTTCGCTTGCTGGCATTTTTCTTTCACCAACAATTTTTACTGTTTTTCTTTGATTTTTATAGAATTTTTGTAATTCAACTTTTGCTTTAATATCTTCTTTCATTTTTAAGATATTGATTTTTATAATTGTTTCCATAATAATGATTATTAAAATTTAATTATTTATTTATATTTACCTATTTTTTATTGGTGTTAATCTCAGAAATTGTACTACGGCTTACATTAAATTTACTTGCGATTTCTTTTTGAACACATCCATTATTTAACATTTTTTTGATTTCTACAATCATATTTGGTGTTAATTTTTTAATTTTATTTCCTGAAGTATAGGTATGTTTTGAATTTTCAGAATGTTTAATCCATTCCAGATTAATATCCCGATTATCGGTTTTAATACCATTAATATGATTAACTTCAAGTGCAATATCGCTATTATTTTTAAATGTTATTGCTACTAATCTATGTACTCTATATGTTTTACGTATATGATTATTATTATTTGTTAATCCAACAACTAAATAATCACGTGAAAAATTTTGTTTCATTATTTTATTTCCATTACGTTTTTTAATTCTACCTAAATTAGAAACATAATACATTTCATTATAATTCAGAATGGGTTTCCAAATTTCACCATTAATATCTTCATTATTTAAATTAAGATATATTTTTCTTGCATAATTTTTATAGTCTTGTTTATTTTTTTCCGTACTAATATTATTAAAATTAATTACAATTTCTTGTATTGGGATAAATCCATCTATATTAGATTCTTTAACGTCTCCAAAATATTGTATTGTTTCAACATATGGTTCTTTATAAAAAAAATTTATAAATATAAAATTTCCATTAAACCATTTAGCTATATTAGTATTTCTGCAAGTACCTATATAATAAGCACCTTCTTTTAAATTTAGTTTATTTATCATAATTATAATTTAATAATAAATACTTTAATTATAAAAAAAGATACTTGACTTATAAATTTATTATGGTGCTCTAGCTACCTATGTATGTTTCATAGCTTTAATTGTTTAATGCTAAGTCTAATTTTTCTGTTAATTTTCGCATTTCGGGCGTACCGTAATAGCAAATAGAAGTCAATTGGTCATTAATGTCAGGTTCGGTAAATGCCACAACATTAGCACCATTGTCTTGCAATTTGTAATATAATCTTTGAAGTTTTTCTTCATTATCGACCGATAATGAAATAATGTAATTAGAATTTTGTTTCCAATCTTTGAAATGATTAGGAAATTGATGTGCAAATTCTGCTAAAGAATGTGCTGATTGTACAAGTTGTTGACCGTTTTTTAAGTCTTTTCTTGTTACTGTAACTAATTTTATCTACAATTTCATGACTTTTGTTTTTTAATTTTTATTTTCTAGTTAGCCACAATACTGCATCACAGCAATATTGAGGCATATATTATACCATTATCATCCATTTTGGGAGCATATAATATTACCTCATTTCCCAAGTTCAAATGTTTGGTAATCTCATTAATATTGTTATACGTATTATCTAATATATACGTTTTATTTTTATATTTAGCAATTACTGTATGTGCAATAATTAATTTATCATTTTCAATGATTGGATTAATTTCACCTATTATTTCTTCAAAATAATCATCTAATTTTTTAAAATTAATTGTTTGTGTAAATGAATCTTTTTTAAAATTTTTTTGAGCAATTGAGACATTTTCTTCGTTTATTACTAATTTATCATTTAATTCTTTTTGTAAGAGATTAAATTTAATATTATTTTCTTCGTTTATTATTAAATTTTGAACTTTATTTTCCATAATTAAAATTATTTATTTGATTTAATTTTATTTTTTAATATGTCTTGTTGTAATTTTGGTATATAATTTTCATACAATTGTTTTCTTGTAACTTGCCATCCAATTTCAGGTAAAGTATAATCTTCAAAATATGTGTATCTAATCATACCACATAAGTTTGAACCAGCTTCTTTAATTTCGCCATTTTCCATCTTTACCTGAAATTTACCTTCACCAAGATGTATTACTAAATAATCTTCTATTTCCATTTTTTTATTTTATAAATTTCAATTAATCAAGTTTTGTCTTAATTTTACCGTACTGTGCCTAACACGCAATATAAAAAATTGGCTATCAAACTGTTGTGGTAAATTGAAAGTGACTACAAAGCCAACTTTTCATATTGCCACCGTTGTAATTACATTGCGTATTAATATAGTAAACAGTATTATTAAAAATATAAATACTTTGAGGGAACAAAATTAATCATAATTTTTGAATCTGCAACTATTTTAATATTTATTTTTTATGATTCCGGTGGGATTCGAACCCACGAATGACATGTTTTTAGAGAACATCGCTATAACCAACTCAGCTACAGAATCATTAATCATCATCAAATTTAAATATATTTTTTCTAATTATTTCATAATTATTAAAACATAAACACATAACTTTAAATTCTTTTCCTTCTTTTGCTACTTGATATATGTATTTTTCACCTTCTTTAATTACTTGTTGTAATTCTTTTTCATTAATATTCCATTCTTTACGTTCTTTAGAAGTACTATTTTTCATTATAAATTCATAACCATCACAAAAACGTTCACATTTAGAAACAGGATATGTTCGTTTAAGTAATTCAAAGTCTTTCATGAATCATTCTGGCATTATTTATAAATTTTTTATTTTTATTCGCAATAATTAAGTACATATAATACTAGTTGGTCTAATTTTTCGCCAAGTTCCCATTGATTTTCAGCCATAGCAATTACAAAACCATCATTAACTTTGATTTTACCATAAACAACAGGATTGTTGTTTTCATCTCTTTTTCTTACGATTGTACCGTAGAAACATCTATCAAAACCTTTATCACCTCTTCCAGCTTTCGCCATAAAGACCTCAGTGATTTCGACTTTTATTTCTTTTTTCATAATTTCTTATTTGAATATATATACGAATTATATATGAAAATGTTACAAAACATGTTGGAATTTTATGACAGTTGCGTTAATATTTCATTGAATTCTTCATCAGAACCACCAAAATTTTTTTGAATATCTTTTATTGATTTAATTTCTAATACTGCCTCACCATAGGCATCTTCGTAAATAACAAGTAGTTGATTTTTATATTCTTCAGAGAATGGTTTAAATAGTGTCATGGAACTATCCTCATCATATATTGTTATTGCTTTTCTTATTCCCATCTGAATTTCTTTTTAAAAAAATATTTGTATTATAATAACCACCTAAAACATTTGGTTGAATTTCATTATAATAAATTACTTCCCAACCCTTAGAACCTAATTCATTTAATTTATCAATTAAGTCACGACACACTAAAAATTTTATTGAAATTCTATTATATTCCCACATAATATATTTTTGTACATAAATACAAAATATATTATAATATTAATTTATGCTTTTGTTTTATCAATAAATGTTTTTACTGTATTATTATTTATTTGTAATACTTTGCCTTTTAATGTTTTAAACATTTCTTCTAATGTTAAATCACAATATTCATCTTTCCAATCAGCAATATAATAAAGTTTCCTACTTTCTTTCATTACCCCAAAAAGAATTGGGTCTTTTTTCTTTTCAATTTCTTTTTTGGTTAATTTTTGACCATTATCTTTAGGGTCATAATGTAAAATAACATAATTATCAAAAATTTTCCTTTCATCAATATCTGATTTGATTTTATATACATTTTCAGGAATAATTCTTCCAAAATTTTTAATCCAAGTTAATTTAAGATTTTTATCTCTGCCAACTTTTTCATAAAAATCAATAACTTGTTTTTCTGTAACGTATTTTTTTAATCCCATTACAATAAGATATGCTTCACCTCTTGCAACATCAATAATATTTTTTAGACTTTCAACTAATGAAATCTGACCCATTGTTGTGGCTTGTTTTAGTGCATTTTCATAATGTTCAGCAATTTCTCCAATTGGTGAAAGTTCTTCATAAGATTTGGTAAGTCCAGTAAAGAACTCAATAACTGTCATGCTTTTTTTATGTTTGGGGGATTTTCTAAGCAACCAATTTGCAATTCGTGTTCTTAACGTTATTTTATTATTATTCCAATTATTTGATGGCACTGCCCCCCATTCTCCACTACCTACCATTACACTATTTTTACCATATATATCATTATCGTCAATTTTTTTATGTTTTGGTAAATTTTTGTCTATTTCAAAATAATCAAATATTTCTAATTCTTTGGTTAGACCTTCTTTTGCACTTCTTTCTGATATCATTGTTATTTATTTTTATGTCGTAAAATTACATTTGTTGAAATTCTATAAGCTAATACTGCTTCTTGATTGTAATGTTCGAGAGTAAAATCAATAATTTCATTTATTTGTTCTTCGGTACAGACAATTCTACATGGTATCATTCTATCTACATAAATTCTACCATGTGGACTTACCCATTCACCTTTTGCTGTTTTCATAATAGTTACACCACCTGTGATTTTTTTCACAAATGCATCCCATTCTTTATGATGTTCATAAGTAAACTTCTGGTCTTTATTGTTAGAAGCAGGTACTAATATTTCCCATAATTCATTTGCCATTATTTTATTTCAATTATAGCACCAAAATTTTCTAATTCAGATTTGAAAGTTTGAGCATTGATTTTTGAAGTTTTTTCACATAAAGTACATGGTGCAGAATCAACTAATTCTTTTGCTGTTTTAAGTTCCAAATTAAGAAGTTCTTTTACTTTTTTAATAATTTGTAGTTTTTGTCCACCAATTTCTTTCAAATAAACATTGAATTCAGTTTGTTCTATTACATTTGTTTCAATTATTGGTGTGAACATTAAAATACTAGTATCTTCTGGTTTGATACCATAATCATTTTCAAGAATATTAAGTAATTCTTTTGCTTCTAATACAGTTAATTTCGATAATGTATCAGCAATTTCGAATAATTTCGGATTTGTTACCATTTTATTTTAAATTTTGGGTAAATATAATAATATTAATTTAATTATTTTAATAATTATACGAAAATTATTTAAGAATGTTACAATATGAAATAAAAAATAACATGAGCGTAGCCAGAATTCTGTTTAATTGTTCTTTTATTTCATATTAAATAAAAGAAAAAACAATTATTTCATCATTTGTCTATTTACTTTAACAAGTAAATCCCTTTCAGGTGCACCAACCCGACTATTATAGACCTGCAATCCGTCTAAGTCTGTATGGCTTGCTCATTCAACAGTAATAACGACAATTTAAGTCTCCTGTTTTATGCAGTTGAGTTCTGAACTTCCTCTATACTTTAAAAAGTACAGCGATGAATCCTCTGTGTTATTTTTTTGTTCTAAATTTATAATAAAATACTAATGATAGCCATACAATATTAGCAAAGACAATTGATAGACCACCAAGAAAACTTAGCATTTGATGCAAACTTGGATAATAATATAAATTCCAAAAACCCCAAAGAGTAAAAAATGATAATGGAATCCAAGAAACTCCTTTTAAACATTTATCTTTTACCAATCTATATATGTTTATCCAACAAAAAAATCCTGAACAACATTCAAATAATCCGTTGATTAAATCATTAGCTTGCATATGTTTATTATTTTAATGTGTAAAGATATAAATAATAATTGATATTATAATAAAAATTTATTTATTTTATGATTTGAGCGAGATATGGGGTTCGGACTCACGACTTTCTGTTTGGTAAACAGACGCTCTACCAACTGAGCTAATCTCGCATGTTGCAGGGCATTACCCTGCATTTTACATTAAGGCATAAGCCTAAATGTTTTTAATAAATCAAATAATTTTTTGTTATTTGCAAAATACTTATAACTATCTGCTTTTTCATAAGCATCAAATTGAGTTTTTGTTTTAACATAAAACTGTAGTACTTCACCACTCGTAAGGGTGAACTCTACCAACCAGTATTTAGCTGGTTGTTTCGGACTAAAATTGGAATTTTCCATAACCATAATTCAAGCTAATTGCCTAAACTACGGAGAATTAATACGTACAGTTTTCATATCACATTAAATTTTATAGTCAAAAAATTTTATAATTGCTTCATCTAATTTATTGAAATTTAAATTTTTTTCATTTAGTAAACAATAAATATTATTTGTTTGATTCATAGTACTCAATTCATTATTAAGTTCTGGAAAATAATTAGCAATATTACATATTCTTAACAATGACCCATTTATTTTAAATGGTGATAAATTATCTTTTAAATAATCATAATAATTATTACAATGATTATTCATAATTTCTTTACTAATATTTTTATCGTTTAATAATTTTAAAGCATATAAATCACAAAACAATTCTTCTCCAATAATTCTAATTTGTTGATGTAATGATTTATCAGGTTGTTTATTGGGATAATGAGTAAGTAAAAAAGCATGTCCTATTTCATGAAATATTATAAATTTAAATGGAAAAGCATTTAAATTTAAATAAATATGAATTCTATCTCCGTTTAAAAAAGTTTTACCTACAGCAACACCAATACCATCATTAGTTAAATTAAATTGTAAAAGAGATTCTACAAATAATTCTTGTGATTCAAATAAATGAATATTAACAAAAAGTTTATTTTCTTCAATATGCTTAATTGCAAAATCAATTGTTCTTAAAATATCTAACATTGATGTTAATTGAGGAGTTAGAATAATATTTGTGTTCATATTTTAAATTTGGTTTATTTTAATTTTTTCGTATAATTTTATCCATCTTCTTATTGCATTATCACTTACGTCATATTTTTTTCCAGTTCCAACATAACCTAATTTTTTAATTTCTCGTTGAAGTTGTTCATATGACGGTCTTTCTTTAACTTTTCTTTGATTAATATGAGGCGAATATTTTCGTTCTTTTTTTATTTTTGGTATTAAACCTTTACTACCTTTACAATGCGTTTCTAATGTAGCATTACAATTTGGACATAAAAATCTTAAATTTTCTAATCTATTATCATTATGTATTCCATTAATGTGGTCTAAAATTAAGGATATTTTTTTACCATACCACCATTCATTTTGACCACAAAAAATACATTTATATTCAATTAAATTTTCTTCAATTATTCTACGTTTTATTACATGCCTTGTAATGTTATTAATGGAAAACAATTCATTATTAGTTTTTTTTGGATATAAGCCATTGCTTATTTTATTCTTCATTATTTCACTTTGACTTAAAAAATGCGATGTATCTATTTTCCATTCTTTTATTCTTCTATGTAGTGTTTTATATGCAGCACCTGAATCATTTCTTTCAAATTTTAATAATACTTCTCTATATAATGAACATTCATTTACAATTTTACGTAATTTATTTTCTTCATATTTTATCATATCGAACTTTTAAAATAAATACGTTCGAAACGTAAAAAAGTACGTCTGAAGAGATTCGAACTCTCATGATTCCAATTACACTTCTCTACGTTCGTAGCGTAGCGTGATACAGACGTATATTGATTTAGTACCCCTGACAGGATTTGAACCCGTATTCTAAGTTTCGAGGACTTCCGTTCTATCCGTTGAACTACAGAGGTGAATTAAAATTCAAATTGTTTTAAATTTTCATCACGTTCACTAAAATTTTTAATTAAATCAATAACTTCTTTTTTTAATTTTTTTTTCTCTATATTATTTTGAATATTTTCAATTTCCAACAATAATAATGCAAGACCCTTTTTACTTTCATTAATTATTGTACGAGCATTCAAAATTGATTGATAAAGTTCTATCGTCATTTTTGAAAAATCCATAACTATATGTTTTTTATATTATCAGGTACTGGTTTTAAATACCAAATACCATTTTCATCAACAATAAAACTTTCTGGTTTATTTGGTTCATATCCCCAAGTACAAAAACCACCACATTCACATAAGTTTTTTATTCTAGGTAACCATTCTCTACCACATAATACACATATAACTTTTTTTTCTTTATTCATATACTATTTTAGTACACCTGATGAGATTCGAACTCATAACAATCACTTTAGGAAAGTGATGCTCGAATCCAATTGAACTACAGGTGCATTATTTATTTCATAAATTACTTCACCACAACAAATAACAAAATCTTTATCTTTTGATACAATAATAACATTTTTACATTTTGGACAAATTACTGTATTCATATTTTTAATTTATTTCATCTCTAATAAAATAATTTGTAAAACATAATGCTGCCATTGCAGTACCATATTGTTCATCAATTTCAAAAGATGAAACTAATATTTTAAATTCATCTTCATTCCAATTAAAATGACTAAATGATTTATTTTTTAATTCATAAATTGATTGATATAATCTTTCTTCTGTTGCTTCCTTACTAAAATTTCCATGTCTTTCAACTACCAATCCACCAATTTTTTTGTTTTCTGAATCATATAACCAATTATAGCATAAACCAGCACTAACTAATTGACTTCTAGTTCCATGATGAACAGCCATTATACTTTCCATAACACTTCCAAAATTATCATTAAACCAACTTTTATCTGGAATTTCAATTAAACTAGCTTCTGCAGGTAAAATTGATGAATATGTCATAATATTCATTGTTTCTATACCACAATCCATTAATGCTAAATGATAGCTTGATGGATAATCTGAATCATTACTTTGACCAATTCCTTTTGTTTCAAAAAAATTACAAGGTATTCTTAAATTCTTCATTTTTTTATGTTATTATTTAAATGTATATAAATTATTTTACAATATTAATTAAAATTTATTAATTATGCGTTATAAAATAATTAAATTTTGTACCCCTACGTGGAATCGAACCACGACTGTAGGTTTAGAGGACCTATGCACTTATCCATTATACTATAGGGGCAATTTATAACTTATTGCGTTACAATCATTTAGAGCCTTCTGTTGGATTCGAACCAACGTGTCTTGTTAAGAACCGGGTTACAAATCCGGTGTAATCGACCACTATACGAAGAAGGCATCTATTTACATTACAACATAACCTTTTTTGGCATGTTCCCAAATTACCATTAATATTTCTTTTCCAGTTTTTTTATCTATAATATAATAATAATAACATTTAGTTCCCACTTTTATTTCAATTTTACCTCTAATTGGTATTGAACTTATTTCTGTTTCAATTAATGTATAATTATTAAAAGGTATTTTAATAAAAAATGAAGAACTTACTGTACCTGCATATTCCTTTTTTACTGTATTAAAAACATCAATATTTTTTGAAATAGAACAGTTAAAGGTAAAAATAAGAAAAAATAATAAAAATTTGGCTTTCATAATAATTATTTTTTATAAATTATAATATCATGAGGTGCTTTTTTATTACCACCAAAGTACAGTCCTAATGTATATCCTAAACCACTTTTCTTTTTAATACTAAAATTGTTTGTTATACCATAGCTTTCATATGGGTTATATAAATAATATATTGTTTTTTCGTTAACATTATCCCAATAATAAATTAATTGAAATTTATACCACACATCAATGTTTATTTTACCTATTGATTTTTGTTCTTGTCTTATACCATCATGATATTCATCTGTAAGAATTTCAATTTTTTTTTCATTTGGTAATGCTCTCCAACCAAATCTAAATGATATATTATGATGCAAACCAATACTAAATCCAAATAATTTATTTACATCAAATTGGTCATTATTTTGTAAATCATAAAGACATGATTCAGTAAACATAAAATTTTTTTCAATTTCTTTAAACTTACCAGTCCAAACAGGTAATGCTAAAAAAAAATATGGAAAAGGATAATGTTTATTTTTTAGTATTTTTATTTTCATAATCACCAGTTTTTGTTATGTACCAATACAATTGTCTTAAACCAATAAATACTGAAATTACAATTCCTTCTCCAAAAAAAGTATAAAATCCAACCGCAAAATCATTTACTATTAAACCAACAATAACTGCAATTATTATAATATATGCCATAAAATAATTGGAAAATGATTTCCAGATTTTCTTTAAAATATTAATTATATTCATGTTTAAAAATTATTAGATTTCAAATTTAGTTAAAATTTTTAGAATTACAATACATATTTAATTTAAATTAGCGCACCATGATGGATTCAAACCACCGACCCCCACGTTAACGGCGTGACGCTCTATCACTGAGCTAATGATGCATTATTTTTTATTCTATTGAAACAATAAATATCGCAAGGTAAACAACAATTTGTTGTATTTCCAATAATTTTATTAGATTCGAAATAACATTGTTTATATTTGTGATTATTTGTAAAATTAGAATTTTTTATTTTTTTTATTAATTTAATGTTTTTATCATTAAAATTTTCTAAATCAATTATAAGTTTTTCTTTTTTATTTTTCATAAAATATTTTTTACAAATATAATAAAATTATTTGTAATTAAAAATGTTTTTATTTCGTTGACCCGGAAGGATTCGAACCTTCAACCTATTACTTATGAGATAATTTCTCTACCAATTAAGATACGGGTCAATTTTGGAGCGAAATATAGGATTCGAACCTACTCCCGAAGTTTGGAAGACTCCTGTGCAACCATCAACACCTATTTCGCAATTATATTGTGGAGAAGACTGGAATCGAACCAGTGATTGTCGTGGTGCTTCAAACCACCGCTATACCAACTCAGCTACATCTCCATAATGTTCCAGTGTAAGCCTTTTACTTACGTTTTTCCTATACTATTACAAGCATATGAATGTCTCACAAAACATTTTCTTAAATTTCATGTTGCCAACCACGAATACAATACAACATTTCACTGAACATTAGAAACAGCTTCTTATGCAACTGGAATTCACACATTTTACATCAATCATATTCTGCAAAACATAATTGTTTATAGTATTATGTGAGTTATGAACTGAATTGCAATACAGTTCATAGTGCGGTAGAAGTAGGATTTGGACCCACGGAGGAATTACCCTCGCTTGTTTTCAGGACAAGTGCAATAGACCACTCTGCCATTCTACCATAAAAATATTTAAACATTATTATTAATATTATAAATAAAAGCGGAGAAAGAGAGATTCGAACTCTCGGTGCGGGTTTCCCCGCACGGTAACTTAGCAGGTTACTGATTTAATCCACTCATCCATTTCTCCAGAAATTTAGTTGGAATAGGTGGATTTGAACCACCGACCTCTTTCTTATCAGGAAAGCACACTAACCACTGTGTTATATTCCAATTATTTTAAATATTCAATTGCTTTTTTGAGCAACGGAATGTTGTCGTTAAATGAACCGAGACCTTTATTACATTTATCGCATAATAATCCTCTAACTACACCATTTTTATGCGAATGGTCAACACATGCTCTAACTTTATCAAATGATATTTCACATATTGCACATTTATTATTTTGGTTTGCAAATAATTTTAAATATTCTTCTTTAGTTAGACCATATTTAGATTTTTTTTGATAAAAAACATTTGCTAATTTAGTATCAAAAATATATCCATTACTATTTTTTCTTAAAAATTCGTGATAACAATTAGTACTACAAAAAATTCCTTTATTTTGTCTTACTTTAATCATAAGTACTTCAAATTCATTATTACAATTTTTGCATATTTTTTTAATTTTTCTACCTCTCATAATATTTATAATTTGTTTATAAATACTTAAGATATACAAAAAATAAGATATATAGTATACTTTTGCGGACTGTGAGGGATTTGAACCCACGACCCTTTGTTTAACAGACAACCGCTACACCATGTCAGCTTACAGTCCAATATTGAGTACGTGGCTGGATTTGAACCAGCGATTTTACGGTTTTGCAGACCGTTGCCATTGACCACTCGACCACACGTACAATAATTCCAACATGTCAAAGAACATTATTTTTTGAGCCAATAATAAGAATCGAACTGATGTTCCTTGTATACCAAACAAATGTTCTACCACTGAACTATATTGGCAATTGAGCCGAAAACTGGAATCGAACCAACATTATCTGGTTACGGAGCAGATGTTCTACCATTGAACTATTTCGGCACATTATGAAAAGAGCATAAAAAAACCCGACTCATTTCTGTGTCGGGTTTGGTTTGATTCTTTTTGTTTAACTTCATTATGAAAACAAAATCCCCGACACGTTACTATTTCTGCCAATAAAATTTGAACAGAATATAGTTCTTCCTATGCGACTTGTTGTGGTCGATATAGAACTAAAAATATTTGTCGTTAAAGTTTTCATCATTTTTATTATTATAAAATCCTTTTTATCTAAATACGTTGCAAAGATATAAAATGTTACAATATATACAAACAATTTTTAAATTATTTTTATAAAAAAACCTCAAAAATATTTTTGAGGTTTTTAAATATGTGATTCAAAGAGTTTTAAATCTTTTCTTCTTTTTCACTTAATTCAAAAACAAAATCCAAATCTTGACCATCAATATTCAAAGCAAGTTTATTTTCATCAAAACTTTTGAATTCAACGAACCATCTTTTTGAGAGGATGAGAGAAAATTTAATCTCTGCGATTTCTTGTAAAATTTTTCTTCTTTGTTTATTAAGAATACCTGACTTAGTTTCAAGATAAGTTTTTAACACACCTTTCTGTTGTTCTTCTGATAGAGATAAGTACATTTCAGATTCAGTTTGTGACATGTATTTCTTTATAGCATCAGCCATAACCCATTCATTCAACTTTAATTCTTTTTTTGCTTTAATTTTAGCAATAACATCTTCAACTTTTGGAAGTGAGGATAAACCTTTAATTTTGGTTTCAAGATTAACTGACATGTAAAAATCTGTTGCTTCTGCAGATGTTACTTTTGGAGCAAAACCATTAAAATCGGTTATTCCTACTTCTTTAAGCCAATCTGTAGCTTCCTGACCAAGCAATTCAACAAATGATTTACTGGTTTTAGGAAATAATGATTTTCTAAAATAATCATATGTTTTTTTATCACCCTGTAATTTTATAAGTTCCCATTCCTGTTTTGCAAGACTGGTTGCAGAAACTGATTTTACCATACCTCTATTAATAAGAGGTAATGAAGTAAGGTCAATAATGATTTTAGTATCTTCATTTGGAGGTACAGGTACTGGACTTCTCCATAAATTATATTTAACATTATTTTCTGCCAAAAGAGTAAGTAATTCATTACTATAACTTACTGGAAGTTTATCAACATTTACAATACCATCTTTTATGAGAGTAAAAGTATTGTATTTGAAAGAACTGACTTTATCTACATTAAATTTATTTTTTGGAAGTAATGCTTCGCCTTCAATATAGATACGAACTGATAAATTTGCACGTGATTCATTCCAAACCAAATCAGTTAATGGATAACCCCTGTCAGGATTACTATTAACAAATTTCACATCAACTTTCTTTTCTTCAAATTCTTTAAGAAGTTTGTTGGCATCTTCAACATTTTTTGCTTCAGAAAGTTGTTTTTTTTCTGATTCTGTTAGAACAGTTGCTGCAGAAATCTTTTTTCTACCAATTCTGTTATATTGAAAATCCGAATGATTTGGGTAGAATAAACAACCTTCAGTATTACCTAAATCTTCAATAAGATTCATCAAGCAGTATGCATTATCAGAAACTTTCTGAATAGCACTAATACCATTAGGAAATCTTTTTGATACATCAGCAACGCATTCTTTAATTGCAGTTTTAAATGCATTAAGTTTTTGTTTTCCAAATGCATTAGCTAATATTTGATAATAATGTTGGTCACCAAGAGCATAGAAAACTTTTTCGGCATCATCATTCATGAGTTTATCGGCAAGTACATAAATTGCAGCATATAATTTAGCTACTTGTTCTTGAGGAACAATATTATTAATTAATGCAGATTCTTCATTACCAATTGCTTTAGAACTAAAGAAATAAATTTCTTTTACATCTGAACCAACCATGATTTTACTGTCCACAATATTATATAACAATACACTTCCATTTGAAACAGAAAATGCAAAATCATAAAGATATTTATCAGTAATATCAACAACAATTTTCTTTCCACCTTTAATACTTGAAGAAATTTTATTGTCAAAAACTGGTTCAAAATCAATAAAACCATCACAACTAATTTTTTCACCACCAAGCATTGATGCCATTTGAGTTAATGCACGTGAATCTGCATAAAATCCATATTCAACAAATGTTGAAGATGCAATGTCATTTTCAAGTGATTTAAGTGTTTTAATAACCTCATTCCAAGAGCAGTCATTATTACACCCATCTGTAAGAAAAATCATTGAAAATGCACCGTTAGGTCTGTTTTTCTTAATTCTACCAATTAATTCCTTAACCAATTCTAATGGTTTTAAGAAAGCAGTTAATCCAACAGGACGAAGCCATTTATCGATAGCATCATTCAAATCACTGAGGGTTTTAAGTGACTTTACTTCAACTTCTTCTTTAAGTATTCCAGCATCTCTACTACCCGAAAACCAAACAATTGAAATAGTATCACCTTCCTTCATTAAATTAGAAAGTTTGTTTTTTAATTGTGTTCTGATTAGAGGGAGTTCATTTGACATTGAGCCAGACACGTCAACCACGAAAATGTGGTTTGTTTTTTTTGCAACCTCTATAGTTGCATTACTATTAACTTCTTGAGTAGTTAGATAATAGTTTTCATCAAATTTTACATTTTTTTTCATACAATTTAATTTATATTACAGTTATTTATGTGTACAATATTTTCTATACGAACATTTTTTATAGATGTTACGTTTTTTCAATAAATTTTCATTTATTATTTTTTTATAAAAAGCAAAGATATGTAATTTTTTTAAATTTCAAAGAACTTTTTACGTAAATACTATAATTTTTAAATTAACTACATTTTGACCAAGAGCATTTAACACAACGAATACAACCTTCTGCAAATACAAAATCAGTTCCACCACATTCCGGACAATTGCCTTTACTTTTTTCACCATCTTTAACATATCTTTTTATAATACGTGCAACACCGTTTTTCCAAGTGTTTATATAATCTTCTTTAAAATTAAGTGAATCAACTAATTCAAATTGTTTAATAATTGGCATTCCATGTCGCATTATACCAGAAATTAGTTTAGCATAGTTCCAAAATTCGGGATTAAATGCATGATTTAAACCTATATGTGTTTGTTTTACACCATTTAAATCAATATATTCAATATCATACCTTTTAATTTTACTTGGTTTTCCATCAATATCAATTCCATCAATAATATTTTTAACCACTTCACAATCTTTTACCGTATTGGGGAGATTGCTTAATCCATTTTCGAATTTACCTGTGAATATTTCGTAAGGTCTATTATCTTTTATGCCAACAACTGCAATCCATTTTTCCAAATTATTTTGAAAACGATGAATTTCGGCTTTTAATCTTTTGGGACGTTTTATTGCATGTATGTCATGAAATTCTTCTTTTTTTTCTTCGATACTAACTAACACCCCATTACGACTTTTATCACGATAAACAGTTATTCCTTTACAACCACTACGCCAACCAGTTTCATATACATTAGCAACAATTTCTTCTGTTACATTTTCCGGAAGATTTACAGTAACACTAATGGAATGGTCTACTTGTTTTTGAATTTTACCTTGCATTTCGACTTTTTTAACCCAATCAACATCATTTGATGTTGCTTTATAATATGGTGATTGTTTAATAATTTCATCGATTTGTTCTTTATTCATTGATTTAACAACATTAACATCATATCCATTTACTTTCAACCATATCTCAAATTTATGATGAAAGACTGGATATTCCATCCATGCAATTCCTTCATTATCAACAAAATCAATACGAACATCTTTTTCTTGTGGATTAATTTTTCGTCTTCTCATATACACAGGTAAGTAACAACATTCAATACCTGAAGTAGTTTGTGTCATCAGAGATACTGTTCCTGTTGGTGCGATTGTAAGTAAAGCAATATTTCTTCGACCATAAGTAATCATATCTTCATATAGTTGCAAGTCTTCATTTTTTATGCGGAGAATGAAAGGATTATTCACTTCAAGATTTGCGGAGAATATTGGAAAACAACCACGTTCTTTAGCCATTATTATCGATGAACGATATGCATCTAATTTTAATGTTTCATGTACTTCTTCGCTAAAATTTGTTGCAGTATCTGTACCATATATAAGCCCTAATGCTGCAAGCATGTCACCTTCCGCAGTAACACCTAATCCAGTTCTACGACCTTTAAATGTCATTTCTTTAATTTCTTTCCAAAGATTTATTTCATATAATTTAATAAATTCGTCTTCTGGGTCAGATTTTATTTTTTCTAAAATGGCATCAATTTTTTCAAGTTCCAAATCTATGATATCATCCATATATCTTTGTGCAATAATTACATCTTGTTTAAATAATTCCCAATTAAATTGTGCTTCTTTTGTAAATGGATTTATAACATAACCATATAAATTAATTGCTAATAATCGACAACTATCATTTGGACATAATGGTATTTCACCACAAGGATTTGTACTTACAGTTTTAAATCCTAAATCCGAATAACAATCAGGAATACTTTCACGAATTACTGTATCCCAAAAAAGAATTCCGGGTTCAGCAGATTTCCAAGCATTATATATTATTTTTTTCCAAAGTTTTTGTGCATCAATTTCATTAGTATATTTTGATTGATTATCAATTGGATATTGTTGAATAAATGTTGTTCCTTGTATTGCAGCATTCATAAAATCATCTGTTAATTTTACAGAAATATTTGCACCAGTAATTTTTCCTTGTGTTAATTTTGCATCAATAAATTTTTCGGCATCAGGATGTTTTATTGAAACACTTAACATTAATGCACCCCTGCGACCATCTTGTGCTACTTCTCTTGTACTATTGGAATATCTTTCCATGAAAGGAACAATACCAGTTGAAGTAATTGCCGAATTTTTTACAGGACTACCTGCTGGTCGAATATAAGATAAATCGTGTCCAACACCACCCCTACGCTTCATAAGTTGAACCTGTTCTTGGTCAATTTTTAAAATACCACCATAAGAATCAGAATCACCTTTATTGCCAATTACAAAACAATTTGATAATGATACAACTTGAAAATTATTACCAATACCTGACATTGGACTTCCTTGAGGAACAATTCTTTGAAAATTTTTTAATGTTTCATAAATCTGGTCTTCATTGATTGGATTTGGATAATTTGCTTCGATTCTTGCGAGTTCTTTTGCAATTCTTCGATGCATATCATCTGGAGTTAATTCATAATAATTTTTTTCATCTTTTAAACAATATTTTCGTATCCATACATCTGTTGCAAGTTCATCATTTTTAAAATAATTTAATGTTGCTTTTTCTACTTCTTGTTTGGAATAAACTTTTTGAGATTTTTCTATCATGAGAATAATAATTTTTTATAATATTTTATTTTATAAATGTATTGAAAAACATTTATAAATACAAGTGTATATGAGTTTTTATTAATTATTTTTTTAAATTTTTTAATGATTTAATACTGAAACTTTTAACAAAAAAAGGGAGCAAATTTGCCCCCAAATAAAACGAAATTAGATACAAAAAAACAGAAATTATTTATCGTCTTTAGTAACTATTAAAGTATTGGTTGATGTTACTGAATTTCCATCTGCAGTGCTGAATAAACTCAAATTCCCATTATCTTTAACATCTTTTTTATTTTCATCATCAGTAGTAATTAAAGATTTTGACAATTTTTGAAAATTACCATCTGTTGTGTTCATACTTCTATATGATACTGATGCATTATTCAATGTATTTGACATACTAACTACTCCATCAGTTGTTGCCATATAAGTAAAAGTATTTCCAGCACTTACACCAAATGATTGACCAACAGAAAATGCATCTTGATTTGCAGCCAAATAAATAAAATTCCAATCATCTTTTTCACATTTCTTTATAAGAGTTTTAATGTCATCAAGTTTGTATTCACGGCTATGGTTTTCTTCACCATCAGTTACAATACAAACTAAAACTTTTGAAGGTTTTTCGTTGCCGAGACGTGTATGTGTACTTCTAACATTATTAATTGTTTTACCAATAGCATCATAAAGAGCAGTCATTCCTCTTGGAATCCAAATTTCACTTGTAAGTTCTTCAGCTTTCTTTATGTCAATATTGTCATAAAGTAAATTGTATTTATCATCAAACAATGCAACTGTTATTGTTGCCTCATCTTTTAATTCTTTTTGTTTTCTTAAAAAAGTATTAAATCCGCCAATACTATCCGATATAATCGTTGACATTGAACCACTTTGGTCAAGTATACAGATAATTTGAGTTTTTTCATTTGTAGGAACGTCAACTATTTCTTCAGTGACGGTGGTTGTAGTTGTTTTTTTAATTTTTTTGTTTGCCATTTTTCATATTACTTAAGCATAAAATTATTTTATCCCAAATATAACATCTTTTTATCAAAAATGCAAGTTATTTTTATTTAATCCAAATAAAAATAATAAGTATGGGAATATAAATACATTAAATAAAAAAACCTGCTAGTTAATTCTAACAGGTTTTGTGACTCCGGTGGGGGTCGAACCCACGTATCCTTGATTAAGGGTCAAGTCCGAATGCCTCTACGGATACGAAGTCAATTTGTGGGTAGTAGGGGATTCAAACCAATCGAAGACCTTTCTAGTACTTTTATGCGCATCTATTATGTACAGTAGCATTTCTTCATTTTTTAACCTTATCCTTTCGAGCACCGTCTTTCTTGACGGCTCGGTTCATCACACCGAAAGACTACCCATGTTGTGGAAGTAGAGGGAGTTGAACCCCCATGCCGAAGCGGGACTTTTACAGAGTCTTGAACCCACCTATGTTCAGTACTTCCAAAATTTTGTGCATTCGGTGGGAGTCGGACCCACGTGGTCACCGCTTAAAGGGCGGGGGCATAAACCACTCTGCCACGAATGCATATTAAAAGCAAAAAACCCGAAACTTTCGAATCGGGTTTATGTTATTTATACTTTGTAATTTATTAGCATTGTATTTTGAACACAGCATTCCCGATTCTCATAAGTTGTTTCTTATAAGATTTTTTACCGTAATAATATGTTCCAAATGTAAACATTGCTTTATTTTTTATTTTAATTATTAATTTCTTTTGCAAATGTATATCATAAATACGAATAAAACAAATAAATGTTACAAAAAATTAAATTATTTTAAATTAATGTGTGATTTATGAAATTTGTATTGCTTCTCTCATTATTTTAATTTCTTGTTGTTTAATATAATTACCTAAATTAGAAGCAAATATCCAACCCGACCTTTCAAATGGAGTTTTACCACCATTATAAATAAAATGAATTTTAAATTTTAGTTTTTTATTATCTTCTTCATTTTCGTCATATTTAAATTCGGTGATATTAATTGTTTTATCTTGTTGTTTATATGTAGCAATTATTCCTTTCTTATTAACAGGTGTAAATTTATATTTAGAAATATATTCTTGTAATTCTGTATATCCTTTAACAAGTCCATAATAATCACTATCAGGGTCATCAAATCCATTAATAATATCAACTAATTTATCATCAATTGCTTGATTAAGTTCAGTTAAATCCATATGATTATATGCATCATTATTTATGTTTTCATAATTAATGTTATTTTTTGTTTTTAAATTTTCTAAAAATTGGTCAAATGTTGAAATATTTTTTAAATTATTTTTATATATATAGTGCAATATTTTATTAATATCTATTGATGTTTCATTATTATCAATTACTAATGGAAATGTTTCTAATTGTTCGTTTGCTGCTGCTGCTTCTGCTTCACCAAAAGATTGACTATATTCTGATAAATAAACATCATTAATTACATCTAATTTGTGTTCATTTAAAAAATCAGTAAGATTACTTTCTTCATAAAATTCAGATATAGTTTCATCATCTGCACCCATCATTTTAGCAATTTTATTTATTTTAGACATATTAGTATTCGATAATGTGCGTTGCATATAATTTAATTCATCAGTATCGACATTTCTATCATTATAATATCCATTAGCAGTTGCAGTAACATAATCATAATTATCTTCTAAATTAAGTATATTAAGAATAGTACTATTATCTACTTTAATTATAAAATAATTGCTATGAAAATAAATTCCTTTACAATTTTCTTTATAAAAATTACTATTTGTAATAAAATTTTCTAATTCTTTATAATTGTCAGAATTTTCATAATTTAATAAAATTTTTAAAAATCCTGTACTTTTTTTATTATATGTATCTATTATTGGTTTAACATATTGTTGAACATCGGGATTTGTAGAATAAATTTCATAAACATCACCAATACTTAATTTACTAAAATCCATAATTTTATTTTCCAATGCATATTTACTATATTCATATGGTAAATATTTATATCTTGGACTTTGGCTTGCAGCTATTGCCCTTTTACGATAATATGTGTCAATTAGTGACTTCTGTGCTTTATCCATAAAAAATTAAATTTCTTCTCCCATTAATACATTAAATTGTTTTTCTGGCATTGGTTGTCCCGTATCAAGATATTGATGAAGTAAATGATAACCACCTTTATCATTTTTATACTGCCATAAATATTCAAATTGTTCATTGCTAAGTAAATGTCCTCGACCAATATATTTTGATTTTTCTTCAAATGTAAGGTTATTAAACCAATCTAAACTTTGATTTTTTGTACCTAATTTTTCGGTTTCTTGCTCTTCGTCAGGTGTTTTCGGTTTATTAATAAATAATTTTTCTACTGGAACTTTTTTATTTTTTAAATATTTAAAATAACTTTGAATCTTATTACCATATTTTTCAATATTACCTGTAGTATTATTTGCATCAGTTAATTCAATTCCTCTATCAGTAGCATCAACAACAACAATATGTAATGGGTCACTTAAATCACGATTACTATCAATAACATAATAAAATGTACTTGTTTTAGTATCACGATAACTTTGCCACATAGTATTTGCTGGTTGCCCAATACAAAAACCATAATGTTGTCCAGTAAGTGCACCAGTAGTATAATGAATACATTTACCAACATCATTACCATCATAAATTTTAATGTTATTACCTTCCCAAATTGGTGATTCGTTGGTGTCTACATTAATTTTGCCTTTCCATTGTTCGAGACCTTTAGACATAGATTCTAATCCATGAATAAATTCAGCAAATTTTAGATAATTAGAAAATGTTTTATTATTAATAATATATCCTACATCGGATATTTGTGGTGTAGTAATTTTATTTGTATTAAGCAATTCAGATACTGTTGTAAATAAACGTAATATATCATTTAATCCTCTATCACCAACTTCAAGATATGCTTTAGACATAATAGGAATAAGAATTTGATTTTTTGACTTATCAATACCTCGAAATTTATTTATTAAATTATTTATATTATTATCATCTATACCATTTTTTTTAAAATAGCAATAGCTTGTTGTTCTGTTTGTTTAGATTCAGCTAAATAATTTTTAACTTCTTCTTTAATTATTTGAATGATATTCATGATTATACGATTAATTCACTTAATAACATTTACAATAAATACAAATAAATACAAAAAAAGCGAAGAAAATTCTTCGCTTTTTAAACACTATATTCAAAACCATCTTTAAATGGTTTGCTGTAAACGGGTCTTACTTGTTTCCAAATAATATCATCGTAGTTTTTTTTGTCATATAACTTAAACAATATTGAACGATATTCTGTCTTTAATGCTTCCATAGCAAATTCTCTACGATTTGTAATTCCATTAACATGGTAAATTCTTACAAATTCTTTTAATGACAATCTTTCAATTTCATTAAAATCAGTTTGTATAATTTTTGTTGTTTTCTTTAACCAATTATAAAATTCATCTGGAACTCTGTCAAGTAATGAATCAAAATCATAATTATTCATTAAATGTTCCCAAATTGTTAAGTTTGAAACATTTGTTAAAATAACATGTAATCTACAATATTCTGCAAACTTAACTTTAACTCTAAAACCATCTTTAAATCTTACAACAAATCCTTCACGATTTTCTTCTTCAAGTTTTTGTAAATCTTTAAGATTTTTAATATTATTTATATCATATTTCTTAACAATTGAAAAATAATTTGAATATTGTGCAACTAATTCATTATAATATGCTTCAATTCCGGTTTCAGTTACAATTCTTCCAAGTAATACAAGTTCTCTTCTATCACCATAATCAACAACAATACGATTTTCTGGATATAATACTTCAAATAAAAAAGTACAATTTTTATTCAATTTATCGTATATGTTAATATCAATCATTTTTTGTGCTTCAATACATTGTTCTGAAATAAATGAACCTCTACTTGCCACAATCCATTCCATACGTGGTGCATAGTAAAATAAGATAATAGGTGAACCATCGACTTTTTCAAATATTTCAAATTCTTGAGTCATATATAAATCAATTTCAGAAGAATCATATTCTTCATAATTTTTAAATTTCATAAATGGACGTGCTAAAATATTACCTTCAACATCAACAACCAATCCACGACAAGACATAGTATATTCGTCCCAAAATTTTTTTGATTGAGCTTTTACTGAATAGTTCAAAATCCAAATTTCATAATTTGGGTGTTTATTTGCTATAATGAGACTATTATCAATATAGTTATTTAATATTTTCCAATCAACTTTTTCAAGTAATTTCACTTTAATTTCCCCTTTCTTTTGGATATGAATAAATTTTGTTTCTTTCTATAAATATTCTTCTTAATTTTTTTGTTTCAGTATTATTTTTACCCAAAACATATGCATATTTATGTTTTGGTTTCATTTCTCTACTTTCACAGGACAATAAATAGTCCTTTGAAAGTTTTCTTATTTGTAATGCAATTTCTTCCGGCATTTTATCAAACATTACACTATCTCCGTTTTGCCATTCATCATGCCAAATAATTTCATTTTCTTTTGCAAGTCTTTTATAAACAGACCTTGCTCTAAAATATCTATCGGATACCCATCTTCCGGTTTCAATTTTATATTGATTTTTTGCACCAGATTTCTTACCCAAATAATAAAAATTACATGCTTGATAAATTGTGCCTAATTCTTTAGCTTCAACATCTGAATAAGCAACAAATAAACGATATTGTGTATTTTTTACCATCCAATTAATTGCAAACATAATCAAAGAACTACCTAAATTTTTGGGCGACCAACTAATACAAGCACCTCTGCTTATTAATCTTTCAATCTTTTTTGTTTCTTCTCCCAATAATTTCGAAAACACACTTGGCATATCAATAATTACTACACCTGCTAAAATTCCATTATATCGTGCAGTAAAAATATGTGTTGGATATAAACTTACTCTACCCAACCATTCATGTTTTTCAATAAAACTTTTAATTTCTTGAAAACATAAATCTTTTTCTTCAAATTGAAATTTAAAATCAGATACTTTTAAATTTTTCGATTCATCAAGAGTTATATTTGCTTGTTTTAAATCATTGGTTAAATTATTTAACCTAATATCATATTGCCAACAATGTTGTTTATTATAATTATAAACCATTTTAATTTATACGAATTTTTTGTAATAATGTTACAAATCTTTTGTTTTAATATGTGCAAATGTATAAAAGAAATTTAAGAAAACATAGAGTATTTATATAAAATTGTGTTTTTATGGTGAGTTCTATAAAAAAAGTGGTAAATGAAGAAATTGAAAAGAATGTAATTAATGAATCATATGTTATAGGTGGTGATAATTTTAATTTTAAACAACTCGTAAAAAATGTGTATTTTTATAATTATAGTGGTTTTTCAACAGAATTTGATGCTGATGTTACAGAAAGTAATATTATAATCACATGGCAAGTTTCATTTTGGTTAAATGATATGGGTATTGAAAATTTTATTATTAGTATAGAAAAACTTGAAGGAACTTATAATATGGAAATGCATAATATTCATTCAGATGAAATAGAACAAAAATCGCAAAAAAATATCGAAGAAACTAAATGGAAATTCGTTATTAACGAAAAAACTTCACTTATATTAGGTAAATCATTATATGTTAAGGATTTAGAATTTGATTTCAAAAATCAAACTTGCAAAGTAAATTTTCAATAAAATAAACATGTTGGAATTCTGAATTCGTCAAATGACGAATTTTTTTATTTGTAGCGATGACGAGAATCGGACTCGTATTTGCTCCTTATGAGAGAGATATCCTACCGTTGAATGACATCGCTAAATTATGTTGAGAATTTAATCTCAACATATGTTCTTTTGTGTCCAATTCTATGTTCTTCAACAATTTTAATTGGTTTTCGCATCCATTGTTTTCTATTTTTAGAAACCAATTTCCAGTTTGGAAATCTTGTATTATTTCCTTTTCTTTTACCATGACAAGTTTCCATGTCATCGTAAATAATTCCACCATACCATTTTTTGCCATTATTTTCACCAAGATGAAAACCACAGTATGAACAATGAATTTTTCCTATTCGTTCAAGATGCAATTTATATGCACGATTGAATTCGCCACGATTTGTGGTTGTTTTTACTAAATTTTTATTTCCCATTTTTCTTGTTACGCTTTAGTGCGTTACAAGAATTCAAAATTTTTTTCATATTTTATATTTTTGAGATTATATCTTTATGTTTTTTCAATGACCATTCAATGCTTTTCCATGTTAATTCCATTGCTTCTGGATTATCTAAATCAATTTCAGATTCATCAATTTCTTCAGGTATTTCTTTGAATTTTATTTTACTATTTTTTCTTAATCCAAAATTCATAAATTTTCATTTTTTATTATTACTGACTTAATATATTTTTTACCATTCCATTCATCATGCCAACGATTATTAAATTGGTCATATGCGAATAATTTAATTCCACCAATATATGGGTCATAAATAAATACCCGAAAGTCATCAAAACCAAATATAATGCAATAATGTCCGTGAGTCCAAGTATTTTTCCAAGATTTCTTATATTCTTTATTTGCTTGTAAAAGAACAATTACTGGTTTTTTAGTAATTATTTGATTTTTTAAATATTTAATATTTTTACGTTCTTCTAAATTGGTTTCTAAACCAAATTTTTTTAGTAAAATAACTAATTTTTCTGGACATAATCCATCAATTGGTGAAATTTTTGATATTTTTAAAAGTGTATTATAATCAACTTTTATTTTAGAATGTTTTAAGTACGACCATGCTACTGCAAGACTACAATCAAAATCATAATTCTGTTCACGCATGGGAATCTGTAATACCATATACATAAAATTTCCCTTCTATTTGTCTCCTTGGTCGGAGTCGAACCGACACGCCCGAAGGCACTCGCTTTTGAGGCGAGCACGTGCTACCAATTTCATCACAAGGAGTTATCCTCTTTTCTTTATAATTCGTCTATATTCAATTTTTTTTCTTTCAGTTATTTTAACTGATTTTCCACATCCACAATCATCTTCTTTTGGATGTGGTTTTCTAATATTTGCCATAATTAATTAATATTTTTTCAGATGGTTTATTATAAACAAGAAAACCACCACTACACATTATTCTATTAGGTATATTAAATTGACAACCAACAGGTACAATTATTATTGGATAGTTAATTGGTGTTGATTGATTTATAATTAATATATTCATTGTTATTATAAGTTTTTATATAAATACTTTAATTAATTTATTCGTAGCGAAGATGGGAATCGAACCCACACGAACATTACTGTTCACAGGTTTTTAAGACCTGCATGTACTACCTATTTCATCACTTCGCCATTATTTATTATTCCAAAATAATGCAATTTTTTTACAAAATGCAATTGTTTCTTCTTCTGTCATCGTATTTTTCATATAATTAATTGGTGTACTTACAAAAACAATATTATCTTTTTCATATGGTTTATTTGAATTTATTCTATCTAAAGATGCTGCTTCTTGTATTGAAAATTTTTTTGTTTTAGAATAATTTGGCAATTCTAATTGTATTCCAGTATAAGGACAAATTCCATTTTGTTTTTGCCATTGTTCTTTTAAATCAATTAATGTTAAATTCCCTAATTTATTTCTTTGTTTTGCTCTTCTAATAAAATCACGAAAACCTGTATATTCATCTTTATGATTATTTGCAATTAAAAATTTTGGATTTCCTATATATCCTTCAAAATTTTTTCGATTGATATCATTACGATGGATTGCTGAACATCTTAATGAACAAAAATGATTTTTATTTCTTTTTATTTCGGATATCGATTTTTCAAAATCATTTCCACAATTATCGCATTTAATTAATTTAGTTTTTCTTTTTTTTAAATTTTTCATCTCCATCAATATTTTAATATAAATACTGTGGAGATGAAAAATATTTGGTGGAGATGCGGGGCATCGATTCCCCGGTGTTGCAATGTGATTAATAAGTTTTCTACAAGTTTATTTGATTTTCCTAAATCAGCAAAATGTTAATTGTATTTTTCCAGAACAACTACAAAACTGTCCAGAATTGTTTTTACTTCCCTTCTGACTTGGAAGTTTTTTGCTGTTTATTTTTTTCCTATTACGCAATTGCAAGTTCAGCACTCTTTACAAATACGCTATTTCCTTTTGTCAAGGAAGTAGGAATAGACATAATGTCTTCTGCATTTATTGTTTTGAACCTTTTTAAAAGTAGTCCGATTCAACTACTACTTGCTTACATCATTTTTCTACATACAGTCAAATCCATTCATCCCCATTATTTTAAAGAACTTATTATATTAACCATGTGTTCCATCAGTTAATGATATTCCATGTTTTAAACCATGAATGAAATCATCAACAGTATTATCTTTATCAAAATATTTAGCAATTACAATACCAATTTCATTACCAATATCAGATAAATCACCACTATAACATATAGATTTAAGTTGTGATATTATTTCATCGCTTATTTTACTAAAATTTTCCATTTTACATTAAACATTTTTTCATAATCATTAGCATCAACAAAATTTATTTGCATATATCCAACTCCTGTCATTATTCCGATTAATAAATACTTAGGATTTATTAATCCTTTAAGTGAATTATCATCAAATATACGGTCTTCAGTAATATTTTTTTCAATTAGACATCGAATAACATATTTATTATCTTTAGTTTGTTTAATAAATCGAGCAGGAATTATAAATATTTTATGCAATTCTTGTTTCATTTATTCTTTTCAGATTTTTTTCTAAAACTCCATTTATAATCAAAACCATGTTGAGTAATTTTATATTTATCAGCCACTTCAATAATTTCTTTTTCGCCTTTACCAAGCACACCACCCATAAACATACTTATTTCTTGAAATGCTTGAAAACTATCAAATATTTTATAAAAATGATAATCGCTTAAAATTGGATTAATAAAAAGTTTTTCATTACGTTTATGATAATGACCAATATTTATTCTATTATAATCACTATCATAAATAAAAACAGGTGCTTTAAAATCTCTAAATAATTGAAGTGAATTATAATTTTTAATATAATTATACTGCTCTTCAAGGTTTCCATACCAACCTTTATTATCAATAATTGTTTTTATTAAATCAAAATCATATGTAATTGTAGTTGTAAGTTTTTCTGGATAAACTTTTCTGTTTTCGCTATATAATTTCCAACCAATATATAGTTTTCCACAAAATCCAATAATAAAAGAACTACAATTTTGATAATTTTTATGTTGTTCATTTTTTATTGTATGATTTTCAATATTTAAAAAAGGTGAATCTTTACTTTTTTTCCAAGAAAATCCCTTTCTTTGAAATATTGATGGAATTTTTTTTTCTTCAACCTCAATTATTTTACGGTCATAAACAAGTGTTTTATCGATACCCATCGTACCAACAACACCATCGTAATAATCTTTTTTATTGTAATTTATTATTAACATAATTTGACAAATTTAGTTTATTATATAAATATATGCAAATAATATAATATTTATTTTTTATTTTAGCACGTCTGGAAGTAATCGAAACCTCATCCACGGGGTTGGAAGCCGTTATCTTAACCATTAGACGACAGACGTATATTATAATTAATTTATTTTGTAGCACAAGTGAAATTCGAATTCACACTTTAACGGGTTTAAGCCGTTTCTCTCTACCAATTGGAGTACTGTGCCATATTTTATTGTGATTATCTATATAACTATTTGATAATGTGGAGCATGAGGAATTCGAATCCTCCTGATTTTCTCGGTGCAGACGAGATGACCAACCCTAGCAGTCCCATACCCCATTTTATTTCGTGTAAAATTTAATCCATTTTCTTATCGTATTATCACTCACACCATATTTTCTTCCAGTTCCAGTATATCCTAATGTTTTAACTTCTTCTTGAAGTGTTTCAAATGATGGTCTATTAACTTTTCTTTGTTTTAATGAATAGCAATTAACACATGTTTTAGAATTATTTTTTATTTTTTTACCACAATTACAAATATTAATTATTTTATTTTTTATTATTTTTTCTTTATGAACTTTAATGTTAATTATTTTTCCATTATGAATATTTCTAACACCTTGTGTTGGCATTTGTGAATGACAATTTGGACATAAAATTCTTAAATTTTCTAATCTATTATCATTGTGTATTCCATTAATATGGTCTAACTCTAAACCAAGTTTATTATTATTCCATATTTCATTTTGTCCACAAATTCCACATTTTCTTTCTTTTAAATTTAATTCAAATAATTTTAATTTTATTTGATGACTTTGCCATCCCATACCATTTAATTTTAAAACAAGTTTAATGAAACTTTCTATGGTATGTCTATTTCGTGGCGATTTACCTCTATTCCAACTTTGTCCAAGAAAATGTGATGTATCAATATTATATTTTTTTATGGTTTTTGAAATATGTGCATGATTACCACCATTAGCATTTAATTTTAAATAACGTAATACTTCACTAATTGCTTTGCTTTTAAGAACAATTGGTTCTAAAAATTCTTTTGTATATTTCATATATTATATTTAATATAAATACATGAAATATTAGGAAAGATTATTGTTTTTTAAAAAATATCTTTGTGTGAATGACTGGAGTCGAACCAGCAAATTTTCGAGTCTAAATCGATTGCCTATTAACCATTTGGCTACATTCACGTTTATTGTCTCTCAAGTCGGACTCGAACCGACACGCTACTATTATTTCGCACTGGTTTCTTAAACCAGCTTGGCTACCAGTTACAACACTGAGAGAAAGGTATCACCTTTTTAACCGATAAATATTAAATATCGGTAATTAAGGCGATATTATGATTGTATTTGGCACTACAATCTTTTGTATTCCCTGTAGGCTTCGAACCTACGACATTTTGCTTGTAAGGCAAACACTCTGACCCATCTGAGTTAAGGGAATATATTTGTTGATAAAAGCCAGCATTAAATCAAATTTTATATGATAATGTTAGTATTTCCAACATCATATTTATTTCTGTACTCGGTATGTTAATCGAAAACATATTTAAAAGAATGAGAATCTTTTGTCCTAACCATTAGACGAACCGAGCATTTATCATTCTGGTTGTATTAAAAAATGTTTATAATGAAAATGAATTTTAGTTTTAAAAGATGTTTCAAAAAATTCTCCCTGCTCTTTCATATCTTCATCGTTTTCTTCATATTTCCAAACAACTATAACATTATTAAGAGATTTTGCTGCTTTTTCTAATATATTAAAAACTGCTTTATTTGATAATGAATTAATATATTCAAATTCACAAGTAATTGTTAAATCAACATTAGAATGTTCTTTAATAAATTCATCTAATGCTTTATCAATATCATCAAAAAACATTGAGGAATTCTCAGGAAATGATTTTCCTGTTATTGTAAGAATACCTTTATTAATATTAAAAAAAACTGCGGGTGTACTGTGAGTTGCATTAATATACAAATTTTTCATAATTTAAATTTTAAATTTATATTTCAGTACTGCATGAGGAATTCGAATCCTGCGAAGCCTTTCGGCACTTGCTTGAAGGGCAAGCCACTTTAACCACTTGTATAATGCAGCAAATTAATTATTTCATTTTTAATATAATTTAATATAACAGATAATTATTATAACACATTAATAATCATTGCCGTCCCCGTGGGATTCGAACCCCTCCTTATCATAGACAGTGATACATACTAACCATTATACTACGAGAACGAATTTCCAACATGTCAAAGAACAGTATACAAAGAAAAATTTTATTTGTTACAAATTCTAAAAAAAAATCCCGACCATTTTAGCAGTCGGGATTTTTCATTTAAGAAAGGAGGTGTTATTTGTAATAAATATTACCCGACTGAATATAATGTATCTTCTGCATCTGCCCATAATAGGACAACTGCCATCTCTGATACCAATATGTCGAGTACTTTTTTCATCATTTTAAAATTAAAAATAGTTTCTTTTATTCTAAATACGTTGCAAAGATATAAAATGTTACAATATATACAAACTTTTTTTAAATTATTTTTTATATACAATATTTTTAGACGTTCTAAAAAGTATTTATTAACATTAAATGGCTAATAAATATCTAACACTAATAAATTAATGGAAAATAACACAATTTGGACGCTTGAAGCTCTTAAAGAGCATTATGATGTTGTATTAAAAAATCAATATGAACATTATAAAATATTGCTTGCTGAAAGAGACGAACGTGTAACTCAAAGGTATCAAGCAATGGAATTAGCTGTTAATAAGGCAGAGGTTGCAACAGAAAAACGTTTTGAATGTGTTAATGAATTTCGTGCACAACTTGGTGACCAGTCGAGAACATTAATGCCACGTATTGAGACAGAAGTATTGTTAAAAAATGCTAATGATAAAATTGATGCACTTACAATTAAAGTCGAAAAATCTGAAAATATAAAAGCAGGTGGAAATGCTATGATTGCATACATTGTTGCGGGAATATCAATACTAATCACAATTATTACATTATTAGGAAAATTTTGGGTTAAATAAAAATTAAGATAAATTAAGTGATTTGAAATAACTATCAAATAATGATTTAATATTTCGACTTCCAACTGGATTCATTGAGTGTATTAAAATTGTTTTTGGTAATTCTAATTTATTGTCAATGCAATAATCTATTAACCATTTAGCACAATGATAACCAGTTTTTTCTTCATATTTAGGTATAAAGAAATTCTTAGCATAATCTTTATATTCAATGTGTGAAATTTTTGTATTTATTGTTACTTTGAGATTTTCATATTTCCAAATAAATCCACCAGCAATTTTTCTTTCACCTCTAGCACATTTTGCAATGTTCGAAAAACTAATATTTAATTGCCTTCCTGCTTCATTAACTGAACCATAAATATTAATTAGATTATTATTTATATCATATTGAGATACTGTCATACTATTTTTATGGTTTTCACCATATGCAGAAAAATCTCTATATAATACATTATGTGAATGCCATATATTTTCAGATGATGTACACCACTCTAAATTATTAATATGATTATTCCATCTATTTCCATCAATATGATTAACTTGTGATTTTTCATTATTAATACCCATAAATGATTCTAAAACTAATCTATGAATTTTTTTGTGTATATTTTTACCGCAATTATATAATGTTACATATAATCCAGATATGTTTTTTAATGGAGTTAAAATATTATTACCTGTTGTACCTTTTGATTTTTTTGTTCTTAAAATACGACCAAAATTTGAAACCATGTAAATTCCTTCATATCCAATAATATCCATCCACTCTTCAGAATTTTCCAAATCATGGTCAAAACTAATAGTTTCTGGAATACCATTTTCTTGAATCGTTTTCACAAATTCATCATAATTTCGTACAATTTTCCAATCAAGAATATTATATATTGGATTCCCTAAATAATAAAAAGAATCGATAGGACTGCGGAAGTCATCAAGAAATAAATTATATGACATAATAATTAATTTAAAATTTTAACAAAGATAATTAAAAAAATTAATATTGCTGTTCTGGTAAGATTCGAACTTACAAACTCACTAAAGAGCATCAGAGTCAAAGTCTGACATGTTTAGCCAATTTCATCACAGAACAATTTATTGTTTCAATATATTCAAACCAGCAATATATTAATTACATCACTAGAGAATTTGGGGGTGATGAGGTATTTGAAACCTCCCCGACAGAACCACAATCTGGCATGCTACCGCTACACCAATCATCCCATATAAATTATATATTATTATTAGGTATTTCAAAGAACTTTGCTAAATTTTTAGTTAACCTTTTGGTTATGCAGTGATTACTACGTGCAAGTAATTTAACATCAATCACTTCGGGGTGACACGGTTCGAACGTGCGAGGGATTTCTCCACCTGCTTCCAAGGCAGGACTGCTACCAACTACAGACCTACACCCCGATATATATAATAAAAAAACCCCACTCTTACGAATGGGGTCAACATTAACCTAAAACTTCTTTCGAAAAATTTAAGCATAATTTCCCCATTCAGACATCTGTGGATGTTGCTGTGGTTGGGGTTGAATATGTATTAAATTTTTCATAATCTAAAAATCCATAATATGAATAACAAAATGACTACAAATATATGCAATAAAATTATAAATACAAATAAAAATTGAAAAATATTTTTATAAAAAATTGCATCACTTTTATTGTGATGCAATTACTTTTAAAATTCTTAGTCAAGTCTTAAAAATTTACATAACCACTTTCTGGCAATAAATTTTTAAAAATCATTCCTGTTCTCAGAGCTAACTTAATTACTAATTAAGCAATGATTCTCTGTTCATAAATACATAGATTGTAAATATAATTTCAATATTTTTGATGATATTCATCAACTTTTAAATAATATATTTAGTATTTATAAAAAAATGATTTTGATGAAGAATAAAAAAATCATAAAAATAATTAATGAAGTAATTACAGAATTCGATTTTTTAGGTAATGATGAACATCTTAAAGGACAGGAAGACATTACTTTGCTAAAAAATGAAGATATGCAAAAACAATTTATTTGTGATTCACTTTTAAGTAAAAAAAATAAAATAAAAATTGTAGAAGTTGCTGATGCTCGTATTGGTGGAAATTGGGACGAGGATTTAGATGATGCAAATAAACTTACAATTGAATATTACTTGAAAATTCAATATACTTATGACCTACAAAAAAAACCAATTATATTTTATTTAAATTTCGATAGCGATAATATTTCAATTAGTAAAGATGGTTTTTATGATAAGGGTGGTAATGATGTTGCACCATATGGTGAATCATGGTTTAACTCATTAAATTGGAATGATATAAATGTTACATTATCTACTGAAGACGGTGATGAAATAGAATTTATTGCATTCAAAAAAGCACCACAAAAAATACAAATGTTATTTATTAGGGAATATACTGCAGACTTTATTGGAACAGAAACTAAATTGGATATCCGTACAAGAGAAATGAATGATAAGATTCAAAATATTCCTTATTGCTAATCATGACAAATGAGAGAAAAAAAATATTAAATAAAGTTAATGAATTAATTGATAAAAGAAAAAATGAGTTACTTAATGAATTATCAAAAAACAATGTATTAGAATTAGATGATTCATATGTAGTTACAACAAATACTATTTAATTACCATTTTTTTAAAAAACAATGCGATTTAGGACTTCTTACTTTTGCGGGCATATAACAGCCACAAAGTTTACAGAAATTTCTTTTATTTAATTTATCACAATTGTTAACACAAATTTCAATTCTTTTTTTTGCTAATTCTTCTGTTTTAAGATTTGGAAAAGTGAAATTTTTCCACCCAGTATAAATTTCTGATAATTTACTCATATTTAACGATAAATAATTCTACCACCCTTATTCACAACAATACTTGGATTCTTTTTTGATTCTATTAATGCATTATGAAGTACTTCTGGTGAAGTAAACGCTTTATCATATATTCTAAGTTTTTGAATTCCACCAATAAATCCAGAATCAAAATTTTGTTCTATAGTTAAATTATTTTTTCTTTCATCTTGTACTAAAATATCTGAAGCAGTATATGTAAAATTATTAATATATAATGTGCCACCAGTATTGAATAATCCATCTGTTTCGATTAATATTCCCACATATACAATATTTTTTCCTGAATTATCTTTTGTTCTAAATGTAGTTTTTATTGGTAACCAGCCATTTTCTCCCGTTAATATAATATTAGGATTTTCATTACCAAATCCGACAGTTAATGCGTTTTCTGGAGTAACAGGAATTCCATTTATACCATAATACATTACTTTATCCAATTCATATTCATATTCACATCTATCCATAAATGGATGTAATCCAAGATTTTGAAGACTTAATATATATTCATTAGTTAATGGATATATATATTCAGTACTATTAATAATATCAATATCAACATTATCACTATACATTATTACTGATATTTTATTAATACTGCCACCACTAAAAAAACTATTATTAAATAATGATAAATTAGTAATATAATCTCTATTTGATAATACTGAAATCGGTTGATTGAATTTTATAAAATATGTATTTCCAGTTCCACCAGTATATTGTATGCGCATTACTGTTAATGGATGTTTTACATTAGGATTACATTTATCAATATATGTAAATGTTGTACTATCAGCACTTAATGATAATCCTGCTAAATATGTATCACCTGTTGGTGCAGTATAACAATCTGTTGAAATAGGATTGGATTCTACCAAAAATTTGTTATTAATATAATTTGTATTTTGACCACTATATATCACATAAGTTTGATAATCGTAATGCCATGAATGTTTCAAACCAAAACTACCACCACCCCAACTTATAGAATATGGTACACCTAATTGCTTTTCTTTATCATTAGAAAATGATTTAAAATAAAATTCAGGAAAATCATGTAGTATCCAAACTGCACGACCATTAGCATAAAAAATTAATTTACCTAATCTTTGTTCTGTACAATCAATTAAATCTGGGTCATCAATTGTATTATTAGGGGTAAATACAATTGTAATTATAGTTAAACCAGTAATTCCACTTAAAACTTGTGTAGATTGATTTGTAATAATATTACCATTTGTATTAATATATTTATAAGTTAATCTTTTATCTTGTGTTATTTCAAATGCAATTACATTATTTTTAATATTATTAATTTCAGGAGCTTCATTAAATATATTTTCTTTATTATCTTCTGGTACTTTAAAACCTTTTTTAATTATTTGTTTTTCTATAATTGCATCCAAATAATTTTCAAAACTTGTTGTTACACCTGTAAATGAAGTTTTTCCTGTTATAGTTTCACCACTAAAATATGGATTATATTTATCTTCTGCACGTGCACCCATCATATAAAATATACCTTGTGAATCAGGTTGCAAATACAATAAATTTTCAATAGTTATACCATTATTATATCGTGCTGGTAATAATTCATATTTATAATCATTTAATTTAAAAAAACCTTGTAAATATCCACCATTAAGTTTGAAATAATTACCTGTTATACCACTTGTAATACCAGTTATTGGAAGAAATTGTGTTATTGCTATAACGCCACTTGTTTCTCCTGATAAAGGATTATAAACTATATTATAACCAACTCTATACATAGAAAATAATGTATCTTTTGGTGTAAGTGTAATTCCACTCCACATAATATTAGTTCTACCATTATCAAAAGAAGTAAGACCAAAATCAATTAAATTAATATTATCAGAAACAGCACCATTCCATTTGGTTAAACTGAAAGCAGTTAATCCTGTATTCCAATTTTTCCATGATTTTATATTAGTTAAATCAATGTGTATTGCCAAATTATTGGGAATTATATCATTTAAACATTCTAAACTCATTTTGTATAAGAATTTAATTATAAATACTAAACCCATTTAAATATAGTTGAGTATTTATTAAAAATGATAAAATTAAACGTATTGCTTCATATAAAGTATTTATATAAAATAAAATAAATTATAAAAATCAAGAACATGAAAAAAAATGATAAAAAAAGACTTTTTGAGGTCATGAGTAGGCTCGACAAAACATTCAAGCCAAAATTAAATGAAGATGTTGAAATGGGTGCTGAAGTAAGTCCAGAAGAACCCGTAGCAGCATTACCATCAGGTGAAGAAACTTCCGAAGAAAAAACTCCCGAAGAAAAACTTGCAGAATTAACAGCAAAAGTTGATGAACTTTATGCTATGCTTCATGGTGAAGAAGAGGAAGAAGTTCCTGCTGAAGAAACTGGTGAAGAAAATCCTGAAAATCTTCAAGAATGGAATTTTGATAAAAAAAAGGGTGAAGAATCTAAAGAAAAGAAATTTGAAAAAGCTGAAGAAAAAGAATCTAAAGAACATGAAGAATCTGAAATTCCTTCTGAAGAAAAAAAAGAACATAAAGAAAAGAAAGAGTTAAAAGAAGTAGAAGATAATGACGGAAAAAAAGTTCCTGTTGCTGCTTGGGATAAAGCAAAAACTGGTAAATAATTAAATTTGATATATTACAATTGAAATGAAAAAAGTATTTGATACTAAATCATTGCTTTTGGAAAATATGGCAAAATTAAATCCAGATTTTAAACTAACTGAAACCGATAAAAAATGGATTCAAAAAGCTGTTAATCCAGAACATAAAGGTTATTGTACACCCATGTCAAAACCTACATGTACTCCAAGACGTAAAGCATTAGCAAAACGTTTTAAAAAGGGTATTGAAGAATCAAAGATAATTTTTAAAGAAAATATTAATTTTCCTGATATTAATCTATATAAAACAAGAATTACAAAAATAAAAGAATTTATAGATTTATTATTAAATCAGGGTGAGCTTGAAGTTATTGATACTTTATATAGATTATTAATTGATAGAAAAAATAAACATATTTCAGTACCAGTTAATGTTAATGAAGATAATTCATCTGAATATTTGGAAAAAGTTGAACATCTTAAAGGTAAAATTGATTATCTTTTTGATACTAATCATTATGATATTCTTGATAAAATTGATGATATAATTTCGAAATTATTTCCGATTAGTGATGAAGAACTTGCAGCAGAATTAGCTTAAGATATTAATAAAATATGATTGAAGAAAAAAAAACACCACGTTTTTGGTCTGGTAGATATTGGAAAAATCATAATATTTCTGATACTTTAAAAGAAGTGGTCGAACCTGATAATATTGATGTATCATCAATTCAAATGCATGATACATTATCACCTTTTATTTGGGATTCAGAAGAAAAAATAAAACCAGAAGTTAGAAAAATTTTATTAATGAATGCTAAAAGATTTATTGAATTTTGTGATGCTGAAAATCTTAAATTTAATGATATTATATTGACAGGAAGTCTTGCAAATTATAATTATAATGAAAATTCTGATTTAGATGTTCATGTTATTCTTGATTTTAGTCAAATATCAGAAAATAAAGAATTTGTGGGTGATTTTTTTAAGATGAAAAAGCAATTATGGGCAGAAAATTTACCAATTCAAGTAAAAGGACATGATGTTGAAATGTATTTCCAAGATAGTGCCGAACCACATTATTCTTCTGGAACATATTCACTTATTAAAAATGATTGGATTAGAAAACCAATAAAAAAAATTGTAAATATTGATAGTGCTGATGTACAATTGAAAGCAGCAGATATTATGAATTCTATTGATGATTTAGAAACACATGAAAATCAAAAAGATTTTTTAAAAAAGCATGAAATATTAAAAGAAAAAATAAAAAAATATAGACAATCAGGACTTAATACTGGTGGAGAATATTCAACTGAAAATCTGGTATTTAAATTACTGAGAAATACTGGTTATCTTGAAAAAATGATTGAATTAAAAAATGATTATTTAACACAAGAATTAAGCCTTGATGAATTCATGAATTAAGTTATGAAAAGATTTATAATAACAAAAGAACAATTAAAAGAATACATTGAAAGAAAAAAATCTGAAAAAGTATTCTATGACATATTAGAATGTTTGCATAAAAATTCAAAATATTTGAATGAAGGTATTTCACATAAAAAAGCAAACCAAACAGTTATTGATGATTTTCAAAGAAAAAATTTAATAACTCCAAGTATATACGAAATGTTGATGAAATACAAAATAATAGATGAAAAACATGAAATAATATAAGATTCCTATTTTTTTGTTCTTAATTAAGTATTTATAAAAAAATATAAGATAAATAATAAGATATTAAATAATATTCAAATGAAAAAACACACATCAGAAGAAGCATATTATGAAAGAATGAGAAATTTGGCAGTTGTTAATAAAACAATTGTAAAAGAATCTCAGAATCGTAATTTAGGCACTTTAATTGATTATAAAAGAGCAGCAGATGGCGTTGCTTATGGCATTATTAAAGAAAGTCATAATTATTACATTAAGAAAGCAGGTCTTAAGGAAGACCCAAATGTTGCTGATTTTGCATATATTGGTGGATTGGCGAATATTACCGAATTTCAATATAAAAAATTATCAGAAGCTGAAAAACAAAGAAATATGTTGTTTCGTACAATTAATGAAGCAGTTTCATTAAAATCAAATAAAACTGGTAGTAAAAAAAGATTAAATGAAGATAAAGCTGGTGAAGAAATTAAAGCAAGTCAAGAAATGGCTGCTGGATTAGATGCTGCAAAAGATACAACTCCTACTTCAGAACCTATTCCTGATTTAAGTGGTGAACCAGAAAGTGGTTTAGAAACTCCTGCTCCTACTGAAGAACCTATTTCTAATACAGGTGCTGAAGAACAAACACCACCTACTGATATTGCAACTGATGGAGCACCTGCTGGTGATGAAACTGGTGAAATACCTGCAGAAGTACCTACTGATGATAAATCTGGTGAAGAAATTCCTGCTCCAGAAGATAATACAGAAGGTAATCCAGAAGACCAAAAAAATATTACTACAAAAGAAATTGAAAAATCTCTTGGTAAATTGACAGAAAAAATAAGAAAAACAGAAATGACAGATTCTCAAGTTAAGTCATATGTTAATTCATTTCTTGCAGCATTTAAAGATAAATTCCCTGATGTTGAAATTGAAGATAGAAAAGCAATGGCAGAAAAAATCACTAAAGTTGTTCCTGATGAAGATATTGAAGACTTGGGACAAAATGTTGAAAAAACTGAACCTGCTGAAGTAGAAGAAGGACAATGTGCAGAATGTAGTAGTTTTGCTAAATTCGCAGAATCAAGAGGATATAATGCACAATCAATTCAAGAATGTGGTGAAGAAGAAATGACTAACTTAGTTAGTGGTTATGCAAATGCACATAATGATGGACAAAATGATGGTGATTTTAAAGCAGTTGCATTGTTTATTACTCCTGAAATTCTTGGTAAATTGAAATCTGATTATGGTCATGATGAATACAGTGAAAAATTAACTCCTTATACTAATGAATTAGGTGAATGTGATGAAGCATCTAAAAAACAACAAATTGAAGAACTTTTTGGTGGTATTGGTAGTGCATTTAAAAAAGTTGGTGGTGATATTAAAAAAGGTGCACAAGCAGTTAGTAATGCTGTTGGTAGTACAGTTCAAAAGGGTGCACAAGCGGTTGGTCAATATGCTACAGGAGTACAACAAGCATATCATGCTGGTGAAGTACCCGGTGAAGTAAAAAAACTTGAAGGTATTGCTGCTAATTTAGGTAAACAAGTTCAATCATTAAATACAAGATTAACTAAATCAGGTCAACAACCTATTGATATTAAAAATATAATAAAAGCAATATCACAACAAGTTACTGGTAAAGGTGCTGGAATTGCTGGTTTAAATCCAGTTGCTGAAAGTCTTGATGACCCAGCAAAAATTGAAACACAACCTATTGAAGAAATAAAAGTGCCTGAACCAAAAGCAGGTCAAAAACTTAGTGCAACTGCACCAATAAAACAAATTAAAGAAGAAGAAGAACCTGAAGTTAAAGATGATACTACTGAAGAAAAACCAGAAATAAATATTGCCCCTGCTGCTGATACATTAGGTGGTGGTGTTATTAAACCAGAAGGTGCTGGCGTTGAAATTAGAATAGAACCTGATAAAAGTATTGACATTTCAATGAATGAATCCGAAAAAAAACTTAGAAAATATATTCGTAACAGACTTGAAGAACATGCTGGTTTAAGAAAACCAATATTAACTGAAAGTAAAAAATCTCCAGCATTAAAAAAACTTGATTCTATAATTGATAAACAATACAAATTATATGAATCTGCTGTATTAAAAAAAAAAGATAATGTAAATGAAATTTTTGGACTTGGTATTAAAGAAAAATTTGCAAAACTTGACCCCAATAATGCAGCGAGTGTTGAAGCATTATTTACTTCAGTATTTAAAAACATATTAATTAATCCTACTATGGGTGCAATTGGTAGAGCATCAAAAACAACTCCAATTAATATTAAGTATGATATATTAAAACAATATGTTGATAATAATGGTGGTACATTAAGACTTGCTGATAGCAAAACCGTAAAATATGCGCCACAATCTATAAAAAATGCTGCAACAAAAAATGATTATTCTGCTGTTGGTGGAAGTGTAGCAGGAACAGTGTAAAAACACATAAAATTAAAAACCCGAAATTATTCGGGTTTTTTTGTAACATTTTTATATCATTATCGTATAATAATTAAATTATATTATTATGATAGATAGAACATTTTTAAAATATAAATTTTTTAGAACATTTATTGGTGGTGGTTCAAAGAAACACGAACTTGAAATATTTAAAAAAGTTCAAGGCAGTAAAGAAGATAATTCAGATTGTGATTGGTTTGAATATAGGAGAATATTTATTCAATATTTTGACGATTTACTTAACGTTATTTTTAGTTGGAAAATATTATTAAAAAATTTAAGCTATATATTTGCCATCCTTCCAATATTTTTATTATCAAAAAGTCCACTAATATCAATAATTATTTTTTTAATATCAATTATATTTCAAATATTATATTTATATTTAAAAAATAAAATAAGAAAAAGATTAAATGATTATAATATGTGTCTAACAATAATATTATGCGAAATAAAGGAACAAACAGGTTTTGAATTCAATAAAAATTAAAGCCACGCCAGTGGCTTTTTTTATTAAAAGTATTTATAATAAAATTACATTATGGACTACGAAGATAATAAATTAAAACTAATTTTTATTTTAAAAATTGGTTATAATGCAAAGGGTGAAGGTCTATATGAATTTATCTTTTCATTAGACCCAACAAATATTGATATGGAAGGTTGGTGTTGGGATTTAAGTCCTGCTTGTGATAATGCAACTCCACCAACAGAAGAATATATTAATGCAATTTTTAATTTAAAAACCAGTTCATTTGATTTATTTTGCCTACATGAAGCAGTTGATAGAGAATATATGCATGGTTATCATACAATACATGCTTTAGCATATGAAATTGAAAAACAAGCTGATGAAAATGGTAATTTTGGTGATTATGAAAAAATGTTTGAAAAAGATGATAATGAAGAATTTCCATTATTAGTATTTCATTATGGTATGACATTAAGTAAAGTCAAAGATTTACTTAATGCCAGAAAAATTATTTTAAAAAATAATGAATTTGTTGAAACTTCTTCGATTAAATTATAGTATTTATAATATCTGATTACCCATGAGGTAAAACAGTTAAGAAAACGTATTTATGCGTTTTTGGTTTTTTTGTCTATCTTACCATATTAGGAAGAAAAGATTTCGAAGTTCGATACATCATTTAGGAATGTACCGAGCTTTGCGGTTTTAATCAAGGATAGTATTTATTATAAATATTTATAAATGTCTGAAGATATTGACAAATTAAAAGATAAAGAAGAAGAACAATTTCCTGACCATATTCCAGTCATTCCATTTGATGCTCAAAAGGAAATAGAAAAAGAAGAACAAAGAAAATTAGCAAAAGAACTTCGAAAAAAATCTGGAAATATTGAACCCATTATTGTTGCAAAATCAGGTCTAATAAAAAAAGCAAGTGAATTAACTCTTCATGAACAAGAAGATGAAATTATTCGTTGTGCTTCAAATCCAATTTATTTTATTGAAACTTATTTGACAATTTTTGACCAAACTCAAGGTAAGGCTGGTCTTATTGTTCCTTTCAAATTATTTGAATTTCAAAAAGAATTAATTCAATCATATTTAGAAAACCGTTTTGTTATTGCTAATAAATATCGTCAAGCAGGTATTTCAACAACAACTTGTGCATATATTGCTTGGTATGTAATGTTTAATCGTAATAGACAAGTAGCTATTGTTGCAGATAAACTTGAAACCGCACGTGATGAATTAATGAGTGATGTTGTTGATTTTATTGAAAATTGTCCTGTATGGCTTAGACCAAAAACTGGTAGAGATACAGAAAAAAATTTAAAAGATACACAGAAATTGAAATATTATGATAATGATTCAAAATTAGGAGCATTTGCATCTAAAACATTACGTGGTATGACACCAACTTTATTGTTTTGGGATGAAACAGCATGGGCAGAAAAGGGTGATAAATTCTGGACTTCAGCACAGCCAACATTACAAACTGGTGGTAATGCTATTATGGTAAGTACACCTTCTGGTCTTGATGCTGTTTTTTATCAAACATTTAATACTGCAAGAAAAGGAAAAAATAATTTTAAAGCGGTTGAATTATGGTGGTATAATGACCCTCGTTATAATAAAGAATTGGTTTGGCTAAAAAATAAAGGTAAAACCACTGAAAATAAAATAATTGATACAAATTGGAGTAAGG